GGAGTGGGAAGGGATACCCGGCCATGTCGCTGTCGTGAGAACAGTGCCGGTAACAGAGCTTGCGCCAGAAATCGGCCGCGCCTTCAGCGACGCATTCCGAGGCAAGAGCCCCCCCGCCGCCCCCCCGCCCCCCCAGGAAAGCGGCGAGCTCAGCCGCGAGCAGATCGCCGCCCGCGAGGCTCGGCTGCAGGAGTTGGCCGAGCAGCAGAAGCTGATTGAAGCCCGCGAGGCCGCCGAGGCGCAGCGCCGGCAGCAGCAGGATCCGCCATCCGGCCTGCCCCCGAACGCGCCCGAGACCCCGGCTGATGCTGCGCCTGCTGAGTCGGCCCCTGATCCGGTTGAGAATGCGATGGCATCAGAGCTTTCCGCTCCTGAGCCTGCGCCCCCGAAGCCGCCGGTAGCTCCCCCGCCAGCCTGCGCCAGCCGCAGCTTGAGCCCCGAGCAGCTTGCCCTGCTGCGGAATCCAGAAGCCCAGCGCGAGCGCTGGGCCCGGCTCGCCGCCGGCTGGACGCCCGAGCAGATCGCCCGCCGCGAGCAGCTCGATGCGGAGCGGCGTAAGGGCGAGGCCCGGCTGAATGATCCCCGGATCGCTTCGCTCAGCATGGTTCCCCAGGCCGCCGCCGCGCGGCAGGAGCAGGCCCGGCATCAGAGCGCCGAGAGTGAGCGAAAGGCCTGGATTGAGCAGCAGCGGCAGGCCGAGCTCGAGCGCCTGCTGGCCCTGGGTGAAACCGGCCTTGAGGAGGCTTACCGGATCAACCTGGTCCCGCTGAATCCGAACCCCGGCATGGATACGGGCAATTTCCGAAAGCTGAAAAACTGGTTCCGCAAGGCCAGCGATGACGCGCGCCGAGCCACGATCCGCGCGATCTGGCTGGCGAAGGACGAGGGGATGTATGCCATCAACGCCGTCAGGGATCACCTTGCGGAGTTGGGGTTTACGTCGATTGACAGGGAGGTGGCCCATGCCTGATCTCTGGATGCCCACCGTTACCGTGGGCCGCCACTGGCAGCGCGAAGACGCTGCTTTCTGGGGGCAGATCGGCGATCCCCGGAACTGGTCCTTTTTCGAGTCGGGCCGGGACCGCTCCGGACCCAATCGCCGCATCATGCAGGCGACGTTTCGCTATCAGCTCGAGGGTGCCTACTGGGTCACGGTGATGAATGCTTCCGCCTCGGTGCCTGTGCTGAAGCGCCGAAACGAGATTCAGGCCGAGCTGATCCGGCGCATTATGTACCGCTGGGCAGAAAAACACAAAGAGGCCAGGGTCTCGGTCCAGTTGGATCTGGAAGCGTCTCGCCGCCGGCTACATCAGCATTTTGATTTGGAGGTGGCCCATGCATAAAGCCAAACCCTATGTCTCCCCCGCCACGCGGCAGCGCCAGGGCCTGGCCGCCCGCCGGCAGCGTATGGTGATTGCCAACGAGGTCATCGCCCAGATCGCCGCGACGGGCCCGCGCTGGTTCTGCCACGGGGAGCGGGTCAGCCGCTTCGAGGTCGCCGACGACGGCCGGATCTTCTGGGTCGACAGCAGCACCTGGCGCTGGGTGCCGACGGCCGCTATCTACGATTGGCCGGGCTTCAGCGGAAACGCGACCCTGCAAGCGCTCTGCCGGGATCTGGCTACCTACATCCGCACCGGCCGGCAGATCCGGGCCAGCTGGTTCTTCCCCGATCCGATCAGCGGCCTCGGCGGGATGTCACTCGGCTACCGCTGGCGCGAGATCCCCGCGCTGCGCCAGGGCCTGCAGCGCTCGATCGCCATGCAGGCGATCGCGGAACGGCGGCACCCATGACCCGCTACATCGGCCCCGAGTATCCCGAGCAGGCCTATTCCCCGCAGGGCCTGCTGCGCGAGCTGAAGGCGGGTGACTTCTTCAAGTGCGGCGTCTGCCGGCGGTATCAGTTGTTCGGCGGCGTGCACCGCGCGCTCGAGGCCCGGCCCGAGTGGGTGCGGCTCTGCTGCGGGCGCTGCCAGGCCACGGCCCCGAGCCGGCGCTGGTATCTGCCGGCCTTCGATCCGCGGCTGCAGCCGAAGGCCCCGCCGATCGGCTACCCGCTGGACCGGCCGCAGCCGGCGCTGCGGGGCCGGAAGCCGAAGCCCTCGCCGCATCCTGCTTCAAGGTGGGTGAATGCCCTATGAGCACAACCTACTATCTCCACTGCCCTGCCTGCGATCAGGTCTCTGAGGAAGGATCGAAGGCGCTGCGCCACTACGGCCCCGGTCTGATTCGGGCGGCCTGGCACCTGAAGCGGGCGCAGGAGTTGCAGACGGACTATCTGGAGATCTCGGTGATGGGGCACGGCCACACCGGCCATGCCGACTTCGTGATCAAGCATGCCCTCTGCGGCACGCTGGCCATCATGGGCTATGGACCGGACCCTGTTGAGACGGCAACGGTCGAGTTGCCAGCATCCCTGCCTATTGCTGACGAGCTAAGCGAGCGGATGCTGCGGCGAGTGGATGCGATCGAGCAGACAGTAAAGCTGCTGCGCCAGCAAGTGGGGCCGGTCGCTACGGCTGTCGTCACCGACTCCAAGGCGATCACCTGATTGGGATTCTGTCACGGCATCCGGCGCCGGGCTCTGGCAGACTGAAAGAATGAGCGACGACATTTATAAGCGGCTCCAGTGGGCTCCCTGCGCGGGCGATCCCTTCTGGCTGGAGCTCGACGCGCACACGCTGCGCCTGCTCTGCCAGGCCGCGCGGATCGATGCCCGCGCCCTGGCCCCGCTGCTGCGCAAGTCCCGGTCCCTGGCCCGCAAGCTGCTCAGCGGCGAGGCCAGCGTGACCGATGGCATGCGCGAGCGGATCGGGAATATCTGGAGCATCTGGCCGCTGCAGCAGCTGCCGCCGAGCCCTGGCGCCCCGCCCCTGTGCCAGTTCACCCCGCGCTCGCTGGAGCTGCTGCGCGTCGGGCACGGCTGGAGCCAGGCCCATCTCGGAGAGGTTTCGGATACCAGCATGGATTATGTCAAATCGCTGGAGCTCGGCCGGCGTACCCATCCCCGGCATGAGTACCTGCAGGCGCTCGGCCAGGCCCTCGGCGTGCGGCTGTTCCTGGCCTGAGCACCTGACCGGATCTGTCAGGTCGGCGTGATAGCCTGGTGACACTCTGAGGCGAAACGATCCGGCTATGATTCAGAAAAACCTTTTCTGTTTTGTTTGACAAATCAGATAGGCTGTGTTTTAATTGAATTATGGACGGGACGAGAGCCCGAATCAAAGGAGACAAAACACCATGAACAATCTGATCGGGACCGCTGAAATCCACCCCGCCGGCAGCACTGAATACCGCCCCTCCGTGCGCGCCCGGTTCGCGGCCGAGTTCGATAACGGCTCTTTCCGCATCAATTCTGCCGAGTCCTTCAACCCCCGCGATCTTTGGAACGGCCTTCCCAAGGTGGTGAATCCTCGCGAAGCCGGCATGAGCGGCGTCCTGGCTTGGGCCGGTGGCTCCAAGCGGTTCGAGCTTTCCGCCGAAGCCGTCGCCAAGCTGAGCGGCGCTACCAGCAAGTGGATCAGCGAATAATGGCCAATCAGACCAGCAGGCGCGGCGCTGAGCCGGGCAATCAGCGCGCCGCCAAAGCCAATAAAGCCGAGCGTAAAGATCCTGTAATTGGCTTTCGCGTCACCCAGGCCGAAAAGACCCAACTGGAAGCCGCCGCCGCCGCCGAGGGCCTGCGCCTCTCGGCCTGGGTTCGCCAGCGCTGCGGGCTCGCTCCCTGATTCACGCACCAGACAAGGCCCCGGATAACTCCGGGGCCTTTTTCGTTTCTCTCCTCTGCCATGCATTGACAAGCACAAGCGCTTCGCCCGGAAGTGTCAAAGCCAGTCACCATCAATCTTATCAATAACTGAGTGAAATGATGTATTTGGGTACGGCGGGTACACTTTTGACAAAACGGTGATAAACTAGAGGCATCACTCGGTAAGGCGTCTGGCGTGGCACATCCTCTCAAGGCCAAGATCTATGCAATTTTCGGGCGGGAAAGTATACCGCTTTCGCCCGCTTCCGTCTGTGACATCCGTACCCCCGGTTTTGATAAAGAATTGTTAAGTTGGCGGATCAATTTTGAAACCCTGATGTCATGCGGCTTTCAAATTTCAGATCTAATAACCCTGATTATTAATCGATTTTCTCATTTGGTGAGGGAATCGATGAATTGCAATAACCGGGTAGCCGCATGAGCGATCGCCAAGCCCAGGTCAAAGGTGAAATCATTTCACCCTTGAATCCGGATGTGATCGTTTTGCACGCCGAAACCGCCGACGGCCGGCCCCTGATGTTTTCCATGCCTGCCGCGATCCAGATCTCGGCCGAGGAGCGCGCGCGGGTTTTCGAGCGCTACCTGATCGAGGCCTGGGTCCTGCTGCATGATATTGAAAAAGCCGTTACCAGCCAGCACCCGCCGATCCAGCAGGCCGGCCGGGTCCGGTATCTGCTCGAGCAAGCAGGCCGCCTATGAGCCGGGATCCGATCCGCCCGATTCTGCACAACCTGCCCGACACCCTGCAGACCAGCCTGCAGGAGCTGGAGCAGCGGCATCCGTTGCGGATCGAGCTGCAGGCGCTGGCCGAGCAGCTGGAGGCAATGACCGCCCGCGCCGAAGCCGCCGAGGGCAAGCTGGCCCGGATCGCTGCCGCGGCCAAATCCGATGCTGCCCGCGGCGGGGAGATCTGGTGGGCCGAGGTGGTCGGCGAAGCGATGGAAAAGGAAGGCCTGCTGACATGACGCTCTACCTGCCCGCCAAAGCGATCCCGGCCGCCCATGCTGCCGCCTATGCCCGCGGCGCGGCGGCCTTCGAAGCCGGCGATTGGAACGCAGCGATCACGGCCTACACCGAAGCCCTGAACTACCACGAGGATGCGAACACCTGGACGAACCTCGGCGCGATCTACCAGCAGAACTGGAAGCTCGGCCAGGCGATCCGCTGCTACCGGCGCGCGCTGACGCTCGATCCCGACCAGGCCCAGGCCCTGGGCAACCTGGCCAATGTCTACGGCGACACGCTGGAGCCCGAGCGCGGGCTGCGCCTGAAGCGTGAGGCCGTCGCCCTGCTCCAGCGCAGCGGGGATCGCGCCGCGACGCTGGCCGCCCATGCCGAGCTGGTCTTCACCGCCACGACGCTGCGCACCCTGCCGGCCTTCGCCGCCGAGATGCGCGATTTTTGCCGCCAGCGCCTGAGCCGCCCGATCCGCCCCTGGGTGCTGCCGCCAGCGCCGCGGGATCGCAAGATCCGGCTCGGCTACCTCTCGGCCGATTTCAACCGGCATACGGTCATGGTCCTGCTCGAGCCGCTCTTTCAGCATTACGACCGCGAGCGCTTCGAGCTCTTTCTCTACTCCAACACCGACAAACCCGACGATCTGACCGCGCGCCTGAAGACTGAGCACCGCTTTTACGACATCTCCCGCCGCACCGATCGCGCCGCTGAGCTGCTGATGCGCCAGCACAAGCTTGATCTGCTGGTCGATCTCAGCGGTTACAGCTCGGGCCATCGCCTGCCCCTGCTCGCCCGCAAGCCCGCGCCCCGGATTGCCACGGGCCTGGGCTTCATCACGCCGATTGCCCACCCGGCGATCGACTATGTCCTGCTGGATGATGCTATGATCCCCGATCATCAGGCCCACCTGATCCCCGAGCGCCTGGCCCGCATTCCCAGCAATATGTTCTATCGGCCCGAGCCCGAGTTGCCGCTGCAGGTGCCCGATCGCGCGGCCGTCGTCTTCGGCAGCGCCAACAGCCTCTTCAAGCTGAACGACACCGTGATCGAATGCTGGGCCCACATCCTGCGCCTGATCCCCTCCTCTCTCCTCTCGCTTCGCGCCAAGGCCCTGAGCGACCCTGAGATTCTGGAGAAACTGAAAGCCCGCTTCGCCGATCACGGCATCGACCCGACCCGGATTCTCGGCGCGGGAGCCGGCAGCCGGCGGGAGTTCATGGAGTGGTATCACGGCGTCGATATCGCCCTGGATCCCTTCCCCTACCAAGGCGGCGTCACCAGCTCGGAAGCGCTCTACATGGGCTGCCCGCTGATTGCCTGCGATGCCGGGGGCATCAATACCAGCGTCTCGATCCTGCGCGCGGCCGATCTCGGCGAGTACGTCGCCGCGACCCCGGAAGACTATGTGCGCCTGGCCGTGCATCTCGGCCTGGCGGTCGGCGCGCTCGACGGCAGCAAGCGGCTGGCCATCCGGCAGCACATTCGGCAGCAGATCAGCCGCTCGCCCATCTTCGATGCCGGCGCCTTCGTCGGCAGTCTCGAGCGAGCCTATGAGCAGATTCTGGCCGGAAAGGATAGCCCGCCGTGAGCATCGAGAAGCTGATTCAGCACAGCCTGGAAACCGGCGATGGTGTTCGCTTCTCGGTGAAGACCGGCGATTCTGTCAGGCCCTTTCTGCGCCTGACGATCGAGATAGATCTGAGTCTGTCGGAGGCTCGCGAGTTCGGCGATTCGCTCGGGCAGATGGCCAGACTTCCCGAGATCATGGCGGCGGCAGAAGAGGAGATGAGGTAGATGAATTTGAATGATTCGTATTGGGGCTATATGAAGGTGATGGTCATCGCGGCCGCCTTCTTCGGGTCGGTCTACTATGCTGCCGAAGCCTACAAGGCTACGCATGTTCCTTGTGGCTCTCTGCTTTTGGCTGCGCCGGCAGAGAGGAGCAAAGGGCCGTGATCCCCACCCCTGAGCGAGTTATGCGCCTGTTCACCGAAGCGGAAGCCTTCCGCAGCAAAGCGATGGCGATCGATGAGCAGATCAAGCGCGGCGAGCTCAGCCTGACGCGGGCAGAGCTGTACAAGCTCCATCTCACGGGCTGGGCCTGGGCGCTGTCCCTGATCTTCCTTGTCGTGCCGCTCTTTGCTTTCTATATGCTGCTGGGCATGTACCGAAAATGAGTGCTGCCCTCTGCGCCCACTGCGAGCAGCCGATCGAGCCGCTGAAGCTCGAGCCGGCGATCTTCCTGCACAGCAATACCGGCTCCCGCTACTGCTTCGGCGGAATGGTCGCCGAGACGGCCGAGCAGCTGCAGCAGCGCGCCGGCCAGCCCGTGCCCCGGCTGGAAACGCCGACACCCCGGCAGCGCTGGGAGGAGCCGGCTCGCCCTGTGATGACCGATGCCGATTATGGCCGCTTTCGTCTCCCGAACTCCTTCTTTGAGGATCTCGGCAAAGGCCCAGCCTATCGCTCGCTGCCGTATTCCCCGCTGCCCGAGGATACGCCATGAGCCAGATCGCCGATCCCAGCCCGTATAGCGATGCCTATCATGCTATCGGCTTCGTGCCCTACCAGGGCCGCGAGCCCCTGATCTGCCGGCACTGCAGCCTGGATGTAAAGCTGTTCAAGGGCGTGTTTATTCACTTCGATCCCCGCGGCTACAATGCCGTGGAGTGCTGGCCCGGCCAGGCCGGCAAGGAAGGCTTTCGCGCCGAGCCAGTACTGCGGCCGGATCCCCATACGGCCTCGATCCAGATCCGCGAGGGCCTGCAGGCTCTCGCCGCCGAAATTGAAACGGCCTGCCGGACGGCCGAAGCGCAGGGCGGGCCGGCTGCCGCGATCGATCTCGCGCTGGCGATGCTGCAGGCGCTGGCCGTTCATAAGGACGGCCCCGAGCGGCTGGTGATCACCCTGACCCTGCCGGCGCCGCGCGATCCCCAGGCGGCCGAGGTGCCGTCATGAGCGAAGGCCAGCCGGTGCTTCCTATCACCAATCTCAAGCTCCTGTTACCCGAAGAGATTTCTGGATTTATAAACGATGACCCGCAGTTGAATGCTATTGCCGATGTGAAGCGGTGGACATGGAAGGCCAGCCGAATCAAGCGGCATGGCCGGCGCTATCTTCGGCTGCAGGCTGTTTTTCTCACTCCCGATGATCGGCGCCTGGCTTGTCAGGCTGAAATTCAAAACTCCTACCTTCTTAGGGCCAGAATGCGCGCCTCTAAAGCCCATGTTCAATCGATTGTTGAGGAGCTGCTCGCCTTTTGGCAGGAAGAGCACCCGACCTGGCGCGGGAAATCTGTTTCCCGCGCCATTTTGATGCAGAGATTCAGCGTTTCATTATCGCCCCAAGGAGACAAAGACCACCATGATCCACTTGCAAGCCCGCCTGCTTCCTGACGCCGAGACTGAGAAGGCCCTGGCCGCGACGCTGGACGAGTTTGCGCGGATCTGCGGCTGGATCCATGCCCAGGCGCCCGCCCATCTGCTGGATGTCTTCCAGATCCGCGCCCAGATGTACGGCCGCGCTCGCCGCGAGACCTACCTCAGCGGGCCGCTCTGCTCGGTCGCGATCAGTACGGTTGCCACCTACCGCAAGGCCTCCTACGATCTCGCCATCGTCAGCGGCCCGCTGGCCCCGCAAAAGCTGGTCTACTACGACAACGGCCTGAGCATCAAGGGCCGGCAGTTCAGCATCTCCCTGCTGCTGCCCGAGCGCCAGCTGTCCGAGCGTGTCCTGCTGCCCTTCGATCTGCCCCGGCCCGAGGATTACCAGACCCTGAAAAGCTGCAAGCTGCGCCGCGGCGATCTGACCCGCCAGGGCGACGCCTGGCTGCTGGATCTGCAGCTCGCCCCGACCGAATTGATCTACACCCCCGAGGGGATCACGTATGGCGAGCTGGTCGCCGTTTGAGAGCCTGCTCAAGGAATCGGCCCCTTTTCTTGAGAGCCTGCTCAAGCCCGCGCTGAGCGCCCTTGAGAGCCCGCAGCCCTGTGCTATCGTCAAGATAGAATGGCCCATAGAGCAAAAAAGACCAAGCCTCTCTCCTCTCTGCCCCTCTGGGAGCATGTCGATCGCGGCCAGCTGATCACTCTGACCCGTGCGTTCTATTCCGGTGCGCTCAAGCGCTCGGATGAGGCCGCGGTGCCCGGCGCGGTCGCCATCGACGGCCTGCCGCTGCGGCACGATGGCCACGACAAGGCGATCCCCATGCCGCATCTCGTCCCGCAAGGCAAATCCCTGCAGGCGGATGTGACCCATGGGCAGATGGAAGAGGTGATTCTGCACCTGCGCCGGATCAAGGTCCAGGTCGGCGGGATGGGGGTGCAGGGCTGGCATGAGTATGTCATCCGCACGCTGCTGAAGCTCGAGCAGCCCCACTGGGCCAAGAATGAGCTGATGCCCAAGGTCAAGCCCGAGCTGCATTACGAGGCCTCGCTTGAGGTGCTCGGCCGCGCGTTTCAGCGCCTGGTGCTCTTCAAAAACGATCCGCCTGAGCCCGAAAGCGAGCCTGCCAGCGCATGAAAGCAAAAGCCGCCGCACCCGCAGGCGAGGTTAAAGCCGCTGTGATTCAGTACCGGCCGCTGGCCACGCTGAAGAAACACCCGCAGAACCCGCGCACGATCAAGGACGCGAGCTTTAAAAAGCTGGTGCAGTCTATCCGCGAGAACCCCGATTACTTCGAGGCCCGGCCGATCATTTTGAGCGACCGAACCGGCGAGCTGATTATCATCGCGGGGAACCAGCGCTACGAGGCGGCCCGCGATATCGGCATCAAGGACGTTCCGACGGCCCTGCTGCCGGGGCTCAGCGAGGAGCGCGAGCGCGAGATCATGATCCGGGATAACATCGCCAACGGCGATTGGGATTGGGATCTGCTGGCGAATGACTGGAATGCCGAGCAGCTGGCCGAGTGGGGCCTGGATGTCCCAAACTGGGATGCTGAGTCCAGCTTCGGCGACAAGAACAAAGAGCTGGATCTCGATTCCTTTGAGGACATCATGGAGCTCAAGCTCAAGTTCAGCAAGGATGAGTTTCTGGCCGTCAGCCAGGCCCTGGACGACATCGCCGAAGCCCAGGGCCTCGACTCCAAAGAGGAAGCCCTGCAGTACCTGCTGAGCCAGGAGGCGTCAGACGCGTGACGTTTCCCTGGAACTGGTCGTTCAAGGATTATCCTGAGCCGGTCAATCTGAAGGTGTTCGGCACCTTTATCTGTGGCGGCGGCTCAACCATGGGCTACAAGCTCGCAGGCTATCAGCATCTCGGCGGCGTCGAGATCGATCCGCAGATGGCTGCAGTTTACCAAGCCAACCACAAGCCAAAGCATCTGTTTTGTGAAGATGTTCGGGACTTTCTGGCCAGGCAAGAGCTCCCCTCTGAATTGTATGCTCTGGATATTTTAGACGGCTCACCCCCATGCTCCAGTTTCAGCACGGCAGGGGTGAGAGAAAAGGCATGGAACAAAAAGAAGGTGTTTCGTGAGGGACAGGCCGCTCAAAAGCTGGATGATTTGTTCTTTCACTTTATTGATTTAGCTCAGCGCCTGCAGCCCAAAGCTGTGATTGCCGAGAATGTCTCTGGCTTGATTAAGGGCAATGCCAAGGCCTATGTTCGTCAGATTGCCGATGCGTTTTCCACCGCAGGCTATGATGCGCAGCTTTTTCTCTTGAATGCTGCCAGCATGGGGGTTCCTCAGAAGCGGGAGCGCACCTTCTTCATCGCCAGGCGGAAGGATCTTGGGCTCCCTTCTTTAAAGCTCAACTTTAATCTTCCTCCAATTGCATTCCGGCATCTTATGCAGACCAGCTCTGACAACATGCTTAATCCTGACTCCAAGATGTTTGCATACTGGTCTATCAGCAAGCCTGGCGAAAGCTTCAGCAAGCACCATCCCAAGGGCTCGTTTTTCAATGAAAACAAGATGCCGCTTCATGAAGTGGCGCCCACCCTGACAGCAAACTCTGGTTATTATCATCCGCTGGAGCCCAGAAAGCTGATTGATCAGGAATACAGGTCCATGCAGACCTTTCCGCAGGATTATGATTTTCAGGGGCTTGGAACCCAGTACATCTGCGGCATGTCAGTCCCGCCGGTCATGATGGCTCAGGTCGCCAATCAACTCAGAAAGCAGTGGTTCAAGGTCTGATGGCAGGCAAGACCAAGCAAGACGACGGCCGCAAGAACAACGGTCGGCCCCGAGCGCCCATCGACTGGCAAAAGGTCGATCAAGCGCTCATGGCCGGATGCAATGGCGTCCAGGTCGCCGCCAAGCTCGGCATCCATCCCGAGACGCTCTACAAGTCTGTTCAGCGGGATTTTAAGATGGGTTTTTCCGAGTACGAGGCCGCTAAAAAAGCCAAGGGCGATGCCCTGCTTTGCGAGCTCCAGTTCGATAAAGCCGTCAAGGGCGATACGACCATGCAGATCTGGCTGGGCAAGCAGCGCCTGGGGCAATCGGACAAGCGCGAAACCAAGACCGAGCTCAAGGCCAGCATTGCGACCGATTACGCCGATCTGGTGAGCGAATGCAATAAGGAGGGCTGATGTCCTCCGAGATCCGCACGCTGCAGAAGCGGCTCTGGAAGCGTTTCCGCTCGGATCCCAAGCTCTGGATCGAGCGCTGCCTCAAGATCATCGACAAGAAAGGCGTTGAGCGCCCCTTCAAGCTCAATCCCTTTCAGGATCACTACCTCTCTCTCCTCCTCTCGCTGTACTGGAAGCCGTATGTACTTCCGAATGGGGCTGTGGTCAACCGGCTCCAGGGCGTGCGCGAGGTCAATCTCAAAAGCCGGCAGATCGGCGGCAGCGCCCTGATCAATGCGCTGCTGCTGCACGATACGATTTTCTTTCCCGGAACCAAGACCTGGCTCTTTTGCCAGGATGAGCCGGCGAGCAAGAAGATGCTCGAGGAGAAGGTGCGCTACACCTTCAACAGCATCAACGGCAAGGACCCGCTGATTGCGATCCCGCCGGCGGATACGGACAACACCACCGAGCTGGGCTTCCCCTCGATTGCCAGCAGCTACAGCTGCCGCGGCCCGGGCCAGAGCCCCAGCGTCAGCCGCCGCAAAGGCCGCTCGATTACCCTGCGCAATGCGCTGCTCTCGGAGCTGGCCGAATGGGTCTACCCCGAGGAGCTGCTGCAGGGCATTCAGCCCGCGCTGAACGATCCGACGACAAACATCTTTATCGAGAGCTCGCCGAAGCTCAAGGGCGATTACTTCTGGCGCTTCTACATGATGGCCAAGCGCGGCGAGGCCGGCTGGCATGCCCGCTTCTGGCCCTGGTACTTCGATGATCAGCTGCGCGAGCCGCTGCTGCCGGGCGAGGCCGAGCAGATCGCCGCGAGCCTGCAGCCGGATGAAATCGCCCTGGCCGAGAAAGCCAAGCGCGAGCACGGCAAGATCATCGATTTCGAGCAGTACAAATGGCGCCGCAAGACCCAATCGGATCCGACGCTCGCGGCGAAGGGCCCGATGGCCTTCCGGCAGGAGTACCTCGAAAGCGATACCGATTGCTTCGAATCCGGCGGCACCACGATCTTCCGCGACGATGTCCACGATCTCAAGACCCTGACCACCTGCGAGCGGCCGGCGATCCCGGGCCACATGCACGCGATCGGGGTCGATGTCGCCGACGGCACCGGGGGCGATGGCGATGCCAGCACGATTGTGGTGATCGACGCGGACACCCGCGAGCAGATTTATCTCTGGGAATCGAACCTGATCGATTCGACGCAGCTGCATCACGAGATCTTCCGCGTCTGGCAGATGTACCCCGGCGCGGTGGCGATCGAGACCAACGGCATCGGCCGGGCGACGATCGCCAAGGCCCGCAGCGAGACCTGCCTCGTCAAAGACGAAACCGGCCGCGAGGTCGAGATGTGGAAATGCTGGGAAGACTTCCTGCACTGCGGCCACCGGACGTATGACGGCCTGCCAACCCTCAGCGAGAAGCCGACCACCATTCGCCTGCTGCGCGCGGATCTGCTCGAGGCCGTCAAGCACTACGGGGGCCTGAGCCCCGGCCCGCCGGATAAAATCGGCATCGGCCTGCGGATCGGCTCGCAGGCCATTCTGGATCAGTACGACGATTTTCAGCATCTCGGCGGCGGCAAGATGGGGGCCCCCGCCCCGCTGCACGATGACCGGATCATGAGCCTGGCCGCCGCCTGGCGCCTGCTGCCCGAGCTGGCCGATTACCAGCGCCTCTTCAAGAAACGATTCTCAGCAAAGGAAACACAGGCCGCCTGATGGACGAGCAATCCGCCGACAAAAAGCCCTCTGCCCGTGTGGCCGCCCTGGACCTGGGCTTTGGCCAGGCCCTGACGCGCCGCAACGGGGATCTGCTCGGCCTCGAACCGGCCCCTGATCCCGCCATCCAGGCCGCCGCCCAAAAATCTCTCCTCTCTCTCTTTCCTCAGGCCGCCAAGCTGCTCACACAGCGGATGGCGAAAGCGGCGCCGCCCAGCCAGGAATACGCCGCTACCAGCAGCAAGCCCGTCGAGCTGCCCGCGCCGGTCCCCCTCGACGCGCTCGAGCGGGTGATCCGCGAGTGCCCCGAGCTCAGCCGCGCCATTGCCGCGATCACCGTCGGCGTCGCTTCGCGGGGCTTCGCCCTGCCGGTGATCGATGCCGAGCGCGCCGCGGCGAATGAGGCCGACGCTGCCGCCGAGCATGCCGATCTGCTGGCCTGGATTCAGCGCATGTGCCCGAACCGCTCCTTCAGCCAGGTCATGAAAATCACCGTCAGCAGCCGCAAGCGCTTCGGCTTCGCGGCCTGGGAAATCCTTCGCAATATCGCCGGCCAGGTCGTCGGCATCAACCCGATCGAAGACGGCAAGACCCTGCGCTGGTGCGAGCTCGATGCGCAGCATACCGTCGTCACCCGCCAGATCCCGATTGGCGACCGGATCGAAACCGAAAGCATTCAGCGCCGCTTCCGCCGCTTCAAGCAGGTAATCAGCCCGAGCCGCTTTGGCGCGGCCCGCAAGACCATCTATTTTAAAGAGTTCATGGATCCCCGCCCGCTCAACCGCGTGACCGGGGAGTATTGGACCGCGGCCAGCCCGCCGCCGGCAGAGTTTCCGTATGCGACCGAGCTGCTGCTCTTCCCCGTGGTCGATGCCGGCGGCGAGCACCCGCAGCCGGAATGGATCCCGATCCTGCCCGATGCCCTGGCCAGCCGCGCGATAAGAATCATCAACCTCGACACGCTCAACAACGGGGCCACCCCGCCCTTCATCGTCGTGATCGAGGGCACGGTCGATGATGCCGAGCTGGCCAAGATCATGGATCAGTTCAAGGACATCCAGGGCGAGACCAGCCGCCGCCGCGCGATCTTCGTCCAGGTCGACAGCACCACCGTCGGCGCGGGCGCGAACAAGGAGGGCCTCACGCCCAAGGTGCGGATCGAGCCGATGGCCCAGCTGATGACGACCGAGGGCATGTTCCTGAAATACCTGATGTGGCTGGAGAAATCGATCGCCAGCGCCCTGCGCCTGCCGCTGCTGCTGGTGGGCAACATCGACAGCACGCTCAACCGGGCGACGGCCGAGGCCGCCCTGGTCTTCGCCGAGGATCAGGTCTTCGCCCCGGAGCGCCAGGACATCGAGGACGTGATCAACGATCAACTGCTGCCCGAGTACGTCGGCTTCAGCAAGCGGGCGGCCAACATCAAGGGCGTGAAATACCACCGCTTCGCCCTGGCCGGCTACAGCGCCGATCGCACGGCGGATTACCTGAAGCTGCTGGCCTATGAAAAGGGCGCGCTCAGCCTGAACGAGAAGCGCGCCATCATCGACACGCTGCTGCCGGATCAGAAGATCGACGCCCTGGACGAGGCCGCTGCCAACCGGCCGGCCGCGCTGCTGGCCCCTGCCGGCGGCTTGCCCGCGCAGCCCGGGCTCGAGCTGCTGCCCGAGGACAGCCCGATCACCCAGGCCCTGAAGGCCGAGATCAGCAAGCACCACTGCCAGGGCCGCCCCGTTGCCCGGCTCTATTACTACGAACAGGAGGCCGCTTAGATGGCCGATACCGCTACCCTGCTCGCCCAGCTCGATCGCCGCTTCGAGCAGGCTGTCGCCGAGGGCGCTGCCCTGGACACCCTGCCGATCAGCGACTGGGCTGCCTTCGCCGCCGGCTACGCCGCCCGCAACGCGACCCGGGCCGATGCCCGCCGCACCCGCGGCCTGGTCGCCGAAAAGATCGCCTGCCGCTGCTGGGATCTCGATTGGGTCCTGCCGCGCCTGATCGAGTACGGCTACACGATCTTTCCCTACGAGCAGACCCAATCGCACCTCTCCTTCCTCTCCTCTCTCAAGCGCCTGGAAGCGGATAGCCTGATCTACCTCGCCGCGCAGGCGCAGGCCCAGCAGGCCCAGACCGAAGCGAACCGCTCGGCCGAGAGCGCACCCCTGAAAGCCCCCGCGCCGCGCTATTACGATGACTGGGGCAACTGGATCGACTGCTACACCCGCCATCCCAGCGAGTGGGATATCGAGCGGGTCAACGGCATCAACCAGGCCCTGACCGAGCTGATCACCTACCTGACCCTGTTCGAGGCCGAGGTCGAAACCGGCGCCGATCCGCACGGCTATGCCGCCGTCGTGGCCGCGGCCCTGCCCGTGATCCAGAGCTTCCAGGCCGGCTTCCCCGCCTTCTGCGCGGTGCTGAACGAGGCCAACGTGCTCGACCTGACGGAAAAGGTCATTGTGCGCGAGCCGGTCCAGCTGCAGATCGCCCTGCCCGAAATCACCGGCAGCGAGCGCAGCCTGCAGCCGCGGGCCATCGCCGCCCAGGCCGATAAGACCGCGGCCGATTTTCAGGGCTACATGGTCGCGATTGTGCTCGAGCCCCGCAGCGCGGAGGAGATTGCCGCCGATGCCCGCGATCTGCACGGCAACTTCATCAGCAAGGAAGAGATCCGCAAGGCTGCGCTGCACTGGTCGATTCATGGCCGCAAGGTGCGGATCGAGCACGACGCCAGCACCGAGGCCCTCAACGGCGAGCACCCGGACTGGCTGAATGTCTTCAACTGGATTCAGGAAGGCGACACCGTGATCGGCGGCTACCTGGTCAAGGACGGCACCTGGCTGCAGAGCTGGCAGGCCATGAGCCCCGCCGCCGTTGAGGCCCTGAAGAACTACGAAATCAACGGATTGAGCCCCGGCGGCTATGCCACCTTCTGGCGCGATCCCAAACCCGAAAGCGAGGCTTAGCCCATGGCTGTCGATGAAAACGGCGAGCTGATCACCGGCGAGATGGAAAGTTATCAGCCAACTGAAATGACGATGTGCAAGCACCCGGCCAACGGCCGCAAGGCCCTGGTGCGGATGTCTGTCGAATCTGCCACCCAGGCTGCCGAGCTGCGCGCTGCCGGCGTGGCCGCCGATGCGCCGCCGGAGCCCGAGCCCTCCTGGCTGGCGACGCTCGACCAGCGCCTGAGCCAGGCCCTCACCCAGGCCCTGGCCCCCCTGACCAAATTCTTTACTACGAAAGGACGTGATGCCGCCATGGCAGACGCTACCGCTCCCGCTCCCCAGACCGAGGCCGAGGCCCCCCGCGCCGACGCCGTGATTTCTGACGCCGATTGGACCAAGATCGGCACGCTGATCGACGAGAAGATCGCCGCCGCCTTCGAGGCTTACAAGGCCGAGAACGCTGCTACCGACTCCTCGGCCGATGCCACTGCCACAGAGGCCGCCAAGAGCGCGGATGCTTCCGCCGAAGCGCCCGCCCCGGCCCCGGCCGACAAGTCCGCCGGCGATGTCGTCGCCCTGGCTGCCGCTATCGAGAAGATGGCAGCTGACAACGCCCAGACCCAGGCCGCCCTGCGCAGCCTGCTCAACAGCGTGCCCGCCGGCAACACCCAGCCCAGCGGCCCCGAGCTGCAGGAGACCCAGCGCGGCGCCGGCACCTGGACCAGCTCCCCCCTGAGCGCTGCGCTCGCCTCCGTCCCCAAGGCCGTCTAAGTCCCGCCGACTCCCTATCCCTGTTTCTCAGGCCCGCGTTCCTCCCCGGAAGCGGGCCTTTCGCATGCCTGCCCATCATTCATTCCTGAAAGGAACCCCTCATGAGCAATTCCGATATTCTCGCCCGCGTCCTGGTCCAGAAAGGCGTCCTGACCGATGCCGATCTCTCCGGCGGCGCCACTCTCAACGCTGCCCAGCGCGAAGATCTGGCCGATCTGACGATCGCCGCTTTTGGCCTCGCGGAGCACGCCACGGTCGAAAAGATTTATGACACCTGGGATTACGATTCCATCGAGCTCACCGGCCGCTACGCCGAGCTCGACAACGGCACGGAATCCGCCGGCCGCAAGCCCAGCAGCTACAAGCTGACCCTGGATCCGGTCCCCCTCAAGACCGTGCTGACCCTGCAGGATTCCTTCCTGCGCAAGCTGGCCACCAAGCCGATTCCCGAAGAGCAGAAGGCCAAGATCCTGGCCGAGGCCCAGGGCATTGCCATGGCCAACGACATCGACCGCATGATCCTGTACTCGAACACCCTCGGGCCCAGCATCAAGGAAGCCGATTTCCTGAACAACGGCAGCGGCCACGCCACGAACCGCGTCAAGGACACCACCTTCAGCGAGTTCAACGGCCTGATCGCCGCCGCCGATGCCTCCGGCTCGGCCATCCTGACCCACGACGCCGCCAGCAGCTCGGATCTCGGCCTGGTCCTGCGCGAGATGTACAAGAACCTGCCCCCGGCCTACCGCACGGGCAAGGCCAACAAGCAGGATCTGCGCTACTACATGCCCTCGGATCTCTACGAGAACCTCAAGAGCCAGCTGCAGAAGCGCCAGACCCACTATGGCGACTGGGTCCTGACCAAGGGCCAGGGCGAGAGCGAAGAGGCCATCTTCTTCAACGGCATCCTCTGCGTCGAGCTGCCCCTCTTCGACATCAATCCGTATGTCGTCGAGCACATCACCATGAACGGCACCACGGCCAAAAACCTGAAGTACAAGCCGATCAGCGCGTCGACCTTCTACGCCAACGCCGCGGCGCTGGGATCGACGGCGACCGCCCCGTATGTCGATACCACGGACTATGTGCTGAACACCACCAACGGCACCGTCGCGGTCGCGGCCTCTGGCAGCGCCATCGGCAACACCGATTCGGTGAAGTACATGTACCAGACCCTGCCGCAGATCTTCCTGACCAAGAAGAGCAATTTCATCATCGGCGTGAGCGTCAACGACATGCTGATGGAAACCGAGCGGCACGCCAACAAGGGCGCGACCGATTTCGTCACCCGCACCCGCTACAGCTACGGCTTCGTCAAAGCGGGCTGGGTCAGCCGCGCGATCAATGTCGCCGACACCGTGATCGCCAGCTACTGAGCTTAGGCAGGGGCGGGGCCAGAGGAAAGCCCCGCTCCTGCAATCCCTCTCTCCTCTCTCTAACTCAGGCGCTCGCCGCCTTCAGGAGCCATGCCCATGTTCAAAGTCACCCTTACCGCTGGCGGCCCGCTCTCCGGGCCCGCCTACGATCGCCGCTACGAGCCGGGCGTTACCTACGACTACCCGGAATCGAAGCGCGCGTATGTTGAAAGCCTCAGCGGCCGTTTCGAGGTCGTCGAAGTGCCCGACGCCAAGCCAGCCCCTGCGCCTGCCGCCAAGGCTCCCGACGCCAAAGCCCCGGCCGCAGGCGATAAATCGGTCAGCAAGAAGGCCAGCTGATGCGCACGCTGCTGAACCGCTACCTCGACACCGACGGCGACGGCTCGGGCACGAAGAACGCGCGCGGCACGTACCTGGCGGCAACGGACTTCTTTCTGGCCCCGGGCACGGAGGAATCCTTTGTCGTCGAGAGCCTGACGATCAAGATCGAAGCCACCGGCGCCCTGAGCGCAGCCGATTACGGCACGCTGCCCGCGCTGGCTCCGACCGGGATCGGGCTCTACCACGACAAGGGGCCGGCGGCCGGCGGCCTGATCGATCTGCTTGATGGCATCACGATCACGCGGCATTACGAATGGCTGACCCTGCCTCACAAGGCCCCGCATGTGGACACGACCCCGCTTGGTGGCGTGACCACGAACTTCTTCCTGGCCGAGATCTGCTTTCGCGAGCCGCTGATTCTGGTCGGCAAGTATGCCCAGGCCCTGCGCGTGCGCCTGCCGGCCGAGGACTTCAGCGGCCTGGACGGCCATTACTTCCTGGCTCGCGGCACGGTTGGGGGCTCGGTCTAAATGGCCTATGCCAGCGTGGCCGATCTGCGGGCCGAGGGCGTGACCGGCACTAGCTCGACGGCGTACACCGATGCCACGGTCCAGGCCGCGATCGACTATGCCAGCGAGTACATCGAGCGGGTGACGGGGCTGTTTTTCGAGGCGACCACGGACACCCGGGTTTTCGACGGCTCGGGCACGCGCCGGCTCGCACTCGACGTGCCGCTGCTGACGCTGACCAAAGTGGAATGGCTGCAGTTCGGCAGCACCTGGTCGGACGTCACCGATCAGAACACCTTTCGGCTCTACAACCGGATCCCCCAGGATCAGAAGTACCCGCGGATCGAGATCTACCACAGCCAGACGCACATTCAGACTTCGGTCTTCGGCGTCTGGCCCGAAGGCCCTCAGAATGTCCGGATCTCCGGCTCCTGGGGCCTGGTCGAGAACACCGGCACCCAGGCCAGCCCGCAGTATGCCGTGCCCAAGCTGATCGCCAAGGCCTGCAAGATCCTGGCGGTCGCCTGGCTCGATACCATCGGCGACGGGCAGTTGCTGGCCGTGCTGCGCAGCTACGGCGTGACCGAGGAGCGCACCAAGCACCATAGCTACAAGCTGGCCGATGCCATGGCCGCCGGCGAGCTGACCGGGATCCCGATTGTCGATCAGATCCTGCGCCAGTACAAGCGATCGGTTGGAGCTGGCCGGGTATGAGTTACAGCGCGCGGGCGATCGATGGCACCAGCAAAACCGTTGCGCCGACCTACCGGATCGATTCGATTGCCGGCGAGGCCGTCGCCCATTACCTGACGGATGTGATCCCCTGCCCGGTTGGCGGCATCCGCCCGAGCCTGGGCCGCACGGAGCTCGTCACGATCACGCCGCTGAGCTTTGCCGGCGGCACGGTCACGCCCGGCACGGCCTTTACCCTGCGCGCCCAGGTCGAGCTGCTCAAGGCCCGACGCCACAGCAGCCAGCGCTCGCCCGACATGCCCGAAACCGTCGGGAGCCTGCTCGTGCTCGGTGCCGATCAAAGCAAGGTCTCCAAGCTGCTCGATCTGCGCTTTGCCGATGCGCTCGAGGGCCGGGCCTTCTCCGGCTGCTACGTGATCCAATTGCTGCCGCCGCCGGTGGTCACGGTCGCCGGCAATCCGCTGCTGAGCCTGCCGGCGACGACGACGCCGGCGAGCCCGGTGACGCTGACGCCGCTGGAAGTCGATCTGACCGAGCAATGGGTCACCGAGGGCAATGCCCGGCGCAAGCTCGGCGACGCCCGGATCGTGGTCGATCGCGGCGAGGCCACGCTCGATGCGCTGATTGCCGACGGCGCCTTTCTCTCGATTCTGGCCTACGGCAAGGCCGCCAACGCCGCCGAGCTCTATCGCGTCACCGGCCGCGACGGGACGGAGCGCGGCATCACGATGCTGCCGACCTACCACTGGCAGATCTATTTGACCCGGGTGGGCGCATGAGCCTGAAAACCACGGCCTTCAATGTCGAAGGCAGCTTTCACACCCTGCTCAGCGGCCATGTGGCCACGATCAAGACCGAGCTCAATGCCGCCCTGGGCTCGAATTACGCGCTGGTCTACCACGCCCAGCAGCAGCCGGCGAGCTTCCCTAGCGTCCGCGGCTGGTTCAACCAGCCCGGCCAATTGATCGCCGCGCGCCACCGGGCCGGCGCAACGGTCCAGGTCGATATCTTCGCCAAATCCGCCAGCGCGGACATGAGCGAGGCCCGCCGCCAGGTGCTGCTGATCCGCGACAGCCTGATGGACAAATTGGGCTTTAGCACCCAGCGCAACGGCTTTTACAGCTACTTCGACGTCAAGGACTACTTTTCAAACCCGACAACACCCGCCACGCTCAGCCGCTGCCGGCTCGAGCTGGCGCGCGGCTGGCGGGAGCTGCCGGATGATCAGCCCCTGGTGATCCGGCAGCTGGCCGATTTTCGATTAATTTTCGTTTAAGGAGAATGATGACATGGTGGATTTCACCCAGAACAACACCGCCCCGGATCTCGTTGGTCGCGACAATAACTTTGCCGTCGATCTGTTCTTTGCCCCCAAGGCCGCCAACCTGACGGCGGCGAGCACCAGCGGCTGGCGCCGGGCCGGCGCGACCGAGCCGGGCTCGTACAATGCCGAGTTCAGCACCAACGTCAACAGCACCATGCTGGGGACGACCAAGACCAAGAAAAGCTTTCACATCAACGAGCAGAACGCGGCCCTGAGCGCGAACCTGACCGAAATCACGCCCTTCGGAGAGGACCTGATCAACAAGACCGATCTGGTGCCGGTCGTGACCTACGGCAGCTTCAGCGGCACGATCGCCGTCGGCGGCGGCGGCCTGAGCCTGCTGACCCTGGGCGTGGCGGCCACGATCAACGACGGCACGATGCTGGAAGTGGTGATCGGGACGGGCCTGAGCCAGTACAAGGACTACCGCCGCGTGTCCGGGGATGTCAACAATTCCACCACGGTCAATCTCGAAAGCGCGCTGGACGAAGCGCCGCAGAATGCCGCCGTGGTCAAGGACGTCACGAAGATCGTCTGGAAACGCGGCGGCGTCACGCTGGCGCACCGCTCCTTCCTGGGCGTGATCTCCGGCGACAACGGCGACACCATCCTGCACTACGCCAAGGACACGGTGGTCACGCAGGGCAATGGGCAGTACCCGGATGCCAATGTCGGCAAGAACACGCTGCGCTTTGAGATCATCCCGCAGACGGAAACGATCAACAGCAAGAAGCAGCCCGTGCTGATGGAAGAGACCATCCTCTTCGCGGCCAACCCCTGAGCCTGAATGAGAGCCTCTGACTTTTCGCTCGCAGACGATGCCCCGGCGCATGTGTACGTGCACCGGGGCTATGTCCTGGATCAGCATGTGACCGGCCTGGTGCGGAATCTGCCCGCCCCGGGCCGGTCCTATTTTGGCTTGGAAAACGCCGGGGTCTTTCGCGAGCAGCTGCGCCGGCGCCGCACGATGCATGTGCTGATCGAGCAGCGCGGCAGCGATACCCCGATTGAAGCCCGCGTGCGCTGCATCGACGGCGCGGTGATGGTGCTCGAGAGCCCCTTGGTCAACCCGCCGCAGGTCGGGGCCTGCGTGCAGCTGCTGCTGGGCTACCGGCGCACCTTCATCGACGCCCGCCTGGCCGAAAAACTGGAAAAGGAAGAAACCGTGTGGATTTAGACAAGCTGATCGAAACCCTGAGAGCCGGCGGCGCCAGCCAAGCCGAGATTGACCAGGTGGTGGAAAGCTATACCGCTGCCAAGTACCGGCCCAAGGCTGTGGCGCTGACGCCGGCCTTTTACCTCGCGTCGGACGCCCAGGTGATGCTGGGGGCCACGCCGCACACGCTGCGCCTGATGAACATGGACGATCTGCGCCGGCTGCTGCCGAAGGTGATCGAGTTCACCCGCTTCCTGATTGCCGAGCAGGGCAGCGATCGGACGCCCGAGCAGCTGCTGGCCCAGACCCATCCCATGGGCATGGTCGGCGTCGTGGTGCACAAGCTGCTGGAAATCAATCTCAAGGGCGAGTACCCGGAATGGTTCGTCGCCCTGCTCGAGGAGCTCGCCGTCCTGGTCAGCACCGAGAGCCGAAGCCTGAGCGCCGCCGATCTGATCAGCCTGCCGCCGAGCCAGCTGACCGAGCTGATTCAAAAACTGGTCGAGGTCAACCAGCGGGATTTTTTAGCGCTGTGGGCGAGCGTGCCGCCCGGTATCCGCTCGACGATCTCTACCCTGGCATCACGGCTTACGAGCGCCGGGAAAGCGCTAAGCACAAGCCTTTCGCGACTGGAAAATTCATCTGGTGGAGCCGGCTCTACTGGGAAGCCTACATCTTCAAGCCCCTCCGCAGCGGCGAGGGCGGCAACCTCTCGGAGGAAAGTCTTGGCCGGCTGACGCTGGCCCGGGTCTTCGAGATGCGTGAGGCCGTCGCTCAGGCCGCGCTGGTCCAGGGCTTCCTGATGGATCAGCGGATGCCCAAAGACGGCAAAGCGCCCCCCGCCACGCCCGAGCCGGTCTTCAAGGACATTCGGGACGTTCAGCGCTTTTTGCACCAAGAACAAGGATTTGGAAGGATCATCCGATGACGATTCGCGTAATCACCCCGCGGCCGGCCGTCACGCCGCGCGAGGCCCTGCTGGACTCGATCGCCGCTTTCGTGGCCTCTGAGCCGGCCCTGGCCCAGTACTTTCCGGCGGATCACCCGCTGCTGGCCTTTGAGTTTCTGCATTTGTCGGAATCGCTCACGTTCAAGGTGAGCCTGCGATCGGTACCCGAGCGCTTCGCGATCGGCTGCGCGGCGGTCTTCGAGATGAGCACGCTGGCCCTGGCCGAGGAGGCTTTTGCCCTGGCCTTTCACAGCGTGGTCCGCGCCCTGCTGTTCTGGCAGCCGGAGGCCGATCTCAGCCGCGAAAACCTGCGCCTGATCGATCCGCAGGGGCAGATCGAATGGGACGCGGTAGCGGCCTTCGTCGCGCGCGCGCTGGCCCCTCTGCCCTTTGCCTGCGATCGGGAGGATACCGACGAGCAGATCGCCTTTCGGCTGGCGCCGCGCCCGGAGCTCGGCGCGGTCCCGCTGACGCTGCGGATGGCCCGCCAGCTGATGCAGGCCACCTATGGCCCCATGGCCGCGCAGTCCGGCCATTTCCGGGCCAACGAGGCCCTGAAGGATCACCTGCTGATCCAGCTGACGCGGCTGATCCTGCAGCTGATGACGCCGGAGCAGGCCGCGGCCCACCGGGAGCGCCTGGCCCAGCACGCCGCGAGCCAGGCCGCCCTGCGCGATCCTTTCTATGACCAGGCGAACCCCCGGGACGCGGCCGAGCGGCTGGCCCAGTCCCTGAACCAGCAGATCGAGTCCCTGCGCCTCTGATGGGCACGCTGGATATTCTGACGGACGCCGCGGCCCAGACCGAGTATGAGCAGCGCCTGCTGATGCTCCAAGAGCGGCGCGGGGCCCTGGACATGGATCTGATCGAGGCCCTGATCTACCGGGCCATCAACGAGCCGGGCCTGGCCAATCTGGCCGGCTGCCCCTTCGAGCGGGTCTCGATCCATACCAAGCTGGCGGGCCTGCGGCGGCTGGTTCCGGATCCGGTCTGATTACCGGCCCAGACGCTCCTCAATACGGTTCAGCATGGCTTCGATCCGGGCCTGGCTCTCTTCCAGCGTGTGCTGGTTTTGCCGAATCTCGCCAATGGCGTAGTCGATGGCTTCAAAGCGGGCGTTGTTGGCCTCGAAGAAATCGACCAGCCGATCCAGGCTGTCGCTGAAGGATTGGGTCATTCCCCTGAAATGCTCGGCCGTCTCTGTGAAGGGCGCCGTGGCGCCGGTGATGGTGTTGACCGTGGACTCGCTCGCTTCACCCAGCACGCCTGCGAGCCTTCCAAAGACCTCATCTAACCTGTCGGGCAGATGATTCAGCGTGGCCTGCATCAGGTCAAGGCTGATCTGCAGCGCTTCCAGAGTGAGCCGGAGCTCGATGGCGTCCTTTGGATTCCCGTTCTGGCGCAGATTTTTCACGTTTTCACCTCATCCTATGGTTTTTCCCAGTTTACCCCATCAAGGAGGGGCTTATGACCGTTCGAAAGCATGGCCCCGCCGGGCTCGTCACCAATGCCGATGCCATGATCCAGAAGATTCAAGGCCTGAACTATCCCAGTCGGGTCGTCGGCAAGGTCTGGACCGATCTCGAGCACGCGCCCCATGTGGAATATGGCACGCACAAGATGTCGCCGCGCGCCATGATCCGGCAGTCCATCCCCGCGATCAAAGCCTATGGCGCTCAGCTATGGGCTGAGCGCACCCGCGCAGGCCTGCTCACACCGCTGGACCTGAAGCGCTGGGCCGATGACGTGCTGGTGATGGCCAAAGAAGAGATTGAGCACAACACGCCGCCGGGCGACTGGGTAGCGCACCCGCCGAAAGATCCCGATCGTAAGCACCTGCAGGAATCCTGGCAGATTGAAGAGGCAAGGCTTGAGTAATGGCTGACGAAACGCTGTTTTGGGGATTGGACGTTGATACACGCGGTATCAATCAGGCCTTTGCCGCCCTTGTAGCCGGGGTCCAGAACGCTGACCGCACGCTGACCGCGCTGGTCAAAGAGGCTGGTCAGGGCTTTACGATGATCGCAAAGGAAATTCAAGGCGTAAGCGCAGACATGCGCGGTGTGCTGGCGCCTGCGGTGGCTACCGCAGGCAAGGCGGGCCGCAAGGGATTGGACGAAGCCGCACAGGCCGCGCGCCAACTCAAAGCCGAAGCCAGGGCTGTTGCCGTCGAAGTCACGAGCCTGACCAAGCAAGCTGACGCCATGGCGAAAGCCTTCCGCCAGGCGGACATGTCCAAATGGGAAAAGGCGGCCGACAATTACGCCAGCAAGCTCAAGGACGCCCAGGGCACGGTCGCGCGGATCCAGCAGAAACTCGCCGATGCCAAAACGACCGATGAGCAGCGCGCGAAGCTCGCCGAGCAGCTCGCCAAAGCCCAGGCCGAGGTGCTGCGCCTGCAGGACGGCCAGGCCAAGGCGTCCGCGCGCGCGGCTGCCGAGGCCCAGAAGCAGGCCCAGGCCGAGCTCGACAAGGCGCAGGCCCTCAAGAAGGCTGAGCAAGAGAAGGCCGCCGCTGTCGCCAAGACCCGGCAAGAGCGCGAGGCCTCTGCCAAGGCTGCTGAAGCCGAGCGCCAAGCTGCGGCCAAGGCTGCCAAGGAAGAGCGCGAGGCTGCCGCCGCAGCTCAAGCAGCAGCCCGCTCCCTGGCAGCCGGCCAGCGCGAGCAGGAGCGCCAGGCCGTCGCCGCTGCCCGCGCGGCTGAAAAATCCCTGGCGGCCGGCCAGCGCGAGCGGGATCGCAATGCCGCCGGCCTGAACCGGGGCGTCGACCGCTTCGACAGCAGCCTCAGCGGGCAGATCGGCGCGATTGCGACCACGATCCGCCAGGCCGGCATGACCGAATGGCAGAAGCTGGCAGATGATTACGGCGCGGCGATCAGCAGGGCCCATGGCCGGGTCAAGGAGCTGAAGGCCTCCCTGGACGGGACGTATGTCAGCGAGAAAGACCGGCTGGCCATTCAGCAGCGGATTGCCGAGGCAGAGAAGCAGATCGGACAGTTGACCGCGGTTTCCGCGCAGCATGTCGATCAGGTCCGGGTCGCCGAAGAGAAGCGAGCGCAGGCGATGCGCGCCAGCGCCGCCGAGGTTCGCCAAGCTCTGCAGGACGCAGCCACCATTGCCGGAACCATTGGCGGCGCCATTTTAGCCGGCTTCGGCGGCGCGGGCAAAAAGTTTGCAGAACTGTCCGATCAGACCGCTGCTTTCAAGGCCACTGCCAATGCGACAGAAGCTGAAGTTAAGACGCTGGTTGATACCGCCAAAGGCCTGGAAGGCATCAAGACTACAGCCGCAGCCCAAGCAGCTGTTGAGTTGACCCGCGCCGGCTTGTCGGCTAAAGAAGCGACCGAAAACCTGGGCCTGTTCAACAATGCCGCCATTGCGACCGGCGAGTCGATGGACACGGTCAGCAAGATCATCCTCTCGACCAATCGCGCCTTTGGCCTGTCCAATGCCGAACTCAAAAACACCGGCGATATTCTCGCCCGCACCGCCAACGTCAGCGCGACGAATATTGCGGAAGTCGGGCACGCCATGTCCATCATGGCCTCAACCTCCAAAACCACCGGTCAGAGTCTGATCGGAATTTCAACCGCCTTTGGGGTCCTGCGTGATGCCGGCGTGTCTGCCGAAATGGCGGCGACCGGCCTCAAGAACGCCCTCGGAGACATGAATTCCCCGACCGACAAGCAGACGGCAGCCATGGACCGGCTGTTCAAGACCACCAACGCCGTGAAAAAGGTCTTTCAGGAGAACGGCGAGGTTCGCGAGTGGGCCGATGTCATGGCCGATATTCGCAAGCAGCTCGAGGGCATGTCGAAAGTGGAGCAGGGACAGATCCTCAAGCAGATCTTTCCCGATGAGCGGGCCTTCAACATCGTCCAAAGCTACCTGGCCCAGACCGAGGAGAAGATTGCCAGCAACACCCAGGCAATGAGTGCCTATGGCGATGAGATTGATCGTGCCGCCGGCATCATGAAGGAATCCTTTGGGCACCAGATCCGCGAGCTGCAAAAGGACTTCGAGGATCTGCAGTTGGAGGTGGCCGAAGACGTGCTTCCGGTGCTCAAGGCCCTGGTTGGCGGGGCCAAAGAGGTGATCGAAGTCTTCGACAGTATCCCCGGCCCGATCAAGACCATCATGGAGTATGTGGCGCTGCTGGCGGGCGGAGTCTTTACGGCGTTTGCCGGCACGGCCGGGATCGTTTTTGTGGTTGGCAAAGGCATTGAAAGCTTCACGACCCTGGGCAATTTGCTGAAGGGCAAGGTGGCTGTAGATGCAGCCGCAGCAGCCAGCGGTATCGGCAAGGTCGGCGAGGCCGGCAAAGTAGCAGCAACTGGCGGGCTCGCCACCTTCGGCGCCGCCGCTCTCGGTCTGGTTGTCGCAGGCGGCGCCATCTTCCTGCTGCTCAAGGCAGTCAAGGATCTCAACCAAGCGCTTGATCAGCTTGACGACAACCTGCAGACATCGATCGAAGCCAGGCAGGAGTTTGCTGGCGCCCTGAAGCAGGCCTTGATCCTTGAGTCCGAGGGCAAGAAGCTGACGCATGAGCAGATCCGTGACGCTGCGCGCGATGCCCAGACGCTCATCAATGAGAATACGACCAAGCTGCAGAAGCTGAAAGAGCTGCTGCCCGAGCTTGAGCGCCTACGCCGCGAGCAGGCTGCGGCCGGCCCCCAGCAGATGGCTCCCAAAGGCGGCGCGGTCTTCAACCCTCGGCCTGGCCGGATCAAAGAGTTGGAAGAAGAACTGCAGAAGCTTGGCTTTGTTGAGCTCGCAAGCGGCAAACTGCGCGGCCAGCTGTCTGCCATAGCCCAGGAGCTGATCAGTCTCGATCAGCATCAGGCACGCTTCGTCAAGCGGGCGGGTGAGCTCGGCCAAAAAGAGCGAGAAGCGGCAGCCAATGCGGTCAAGCATCAGGTCGATCAGATCAACAACGCCGAAATCCGGCTCGACCAGATGGATCGCGAGCTCAAGAAACAGCTCGACCTGAACAAGGCCCGCCAGATCGACCGAGACAAGGCGATTGCCGCCGCCGAAAAGCAGGCGCACGCGCACAATCATGGCGGAACGCTGCATCTGGATCCCCGTGCGTCGGGCGTGGGGGCTATGACGTCCGATTACGGATGGCGCACCCATCCGATCTTTGGGACCAAGCGGATGCATACTGGCCAGGACTTCGCTGTTGCCCACGGCGCGCCGATCAAGTCCCAGCTCGAAGGCACGGTCGCCTTTTCCGGCTGGGCCGGCGGCTACGGCAAAACCGTGATTGTCGAGGTGGCTCCAGGCAAGTATATCCTCTATGCCCACAACTCCGAACTGACCAAGGCGGTGGGCGATACCGTCAAAAAGGGCGAAATGATTGCTCGTGCCGGCAGTACCGGCAACAGCACTGGTCCGCATTCGCATCAGGAGATCAGATCCGGTCGCGCCGGCATTCGCAACACCATGGCCGGCATGGAGATCGTTGATCCGCGCACAGGCACGGCTTACTCAGGCTCTGTGCGCAACTTCGCGCAAGAAAAGCTTGAGAGCGAAGCCCGGACCCTGCAGGACAACTTGGCTGTCTGGCAGGCCTTTCTGAAGAAATATGAGGCTGCGCTGGCCGCGCTCGATACGGCAGACAAGGATTATGCGACCAAAAGCAAGCAGCTCGGCGACAAAATCATCGCCGCGCAACAGCAGGTCACGGAAACCCGCCAAAAGCTGCAGGAAAAAGGCTTCGACATCGACAAGCTGGAGCTCAAGGGCGCCGAAGACGCCATCAAAGAGCGGCGCCGGGCCATCAGCGACGAGTTGAAACGCATCAAGGGCGAATTTGACGCGTTTGCCAAAGACGCCCACAAGGCTGCCGAGGAAGGGAAGAAATTCTTTTACGAAGCTCGCCAAGAGCCCGAGGACATCACCGAAAGCCGCGCCTTCAACATCCTGGGGGAAATGACCAAGCAGATTGAGGCGGGTGAGCAAAAGCTGCTGCAGATGCGCGAAAAGTATGCCGAGGCCCGCAAAAACCTGCCGCTGATGGGGCCTGATGAGCGCAAGCAGCTCGAAGGCCTGAAAGCACTGATCGATGAGCAGGTTGATTCTGTGGGCCGGCTCAAATTCCAGCTCAAGGAGCTTGGCGGCACCTTTGAAGACCTGCCGGGCTGGGGCGATCGAAAGAATGTTCTGGGCACCGGCGTGCTGTCCTCATTGGCCACTGCTCTGGCCGGCAATGATTTGGACAAGTACCTCGACAAGCTTGATGACGCCAACGACAAAGGCCGCGAGTTCGTCGCGGCCCTCATGGGCAATGCCGAAGCGCTGGAGTCCTTCAATCTGGCGCTTGAGGGTGATTTCGTCGATATCGAGCATTTGGGCCAGCTGCTGGGATACTCCACGCAACAGCTCAAGGACATGGGCGTCCAGGCCGACGAGCTCGGCCGGGTCAATCTGGATTTCCTGAACACCCAGATAGGGCTGACAGAGAATCAACTGTCTGAGCTCATGAATACCTTGGGTCGCGCCGATGCCATGAAGGACTGGAGCCTGGGTATCGATGCGGCGGTCAAGGCCCTTGAGAAAATCAAGGCGGTTGCTCCGGCCGTCTCCGAAGGTGTCGCCATCGGGATTGAAGGGGCTAAGGCTTGGGGCGGCGAGCTGGCGGATGCCATCGGCAACATCGTCGGCACGATCGGAGGCCTGGGCGCAGCATTCCGCCAGTTTGGCGGCGAAGCGGCCGAGGCCTTTGCTGGCGTAACGGACGCCGCCGCCGGTCTGACCTCGGGCATTGCTGGCCTTGTGGCAGCTGTCGCTAGCAAAAGTCCTTTTCAAGCCGTCTCTGCAGGGGTCCAGATCATTGGCTCCGTGTTTGCGGGCGTGACGGCCCTCATCCATGAAAGCACAAAGCAGGCTCAGGCCTTCAATGATGAACTGCTCCGAACCAAGCGCCTGTCTGGTGACCAGAAGGAAGCCTATCTGGAGCAGGCCGTCATTGACCGCGAGCGCGCAGGCAAGGACAGCAAGCCTGCCAAACAGGCCTTATTCGTGCATCAACGCACCAAAGCTCGCGATGAGCTGATTGATCCTCTTCAGAAAAGCCTGGCCTATGCCGTTGTTGGTGAAAATGGAGAGTTGGATCTGGATGCAACGGAGCGGAATATCAATGAAGGCTTTGCCAGAGAGTTGGCCAACCCCAAGCTCGCCTCGGACAGCCCTGCGAAAATCAAGGCCCTGCGCGAGAAAGCTCTGAATGACCTTAAAGAAATTCGCTTTCAGATGTCTGAGGCGCAGCGCGATATTCAGAACAACTGGCTTTCTCTGACGGAAGGCGCTGCTGACGCGGCAGATAAAAGCACAGCAAAGGTTGAAGAGAGCACGGAAAGCCTGCTCAATTACTTCCGCGAGTTGGCCCGCGACGACCGCCACAAGGATTTGACGGAGGAGTTTCTCGATACGGTGGTGGGCAAGGATGCCAGCGGCGAGGCAAGGGATCGTGCTCGTGCGGCGGCCGAATCGGTTGCTTCGGAGTATCAGGCTGTTATGCATGATGTTGATGAGGCGTTCAAAGGCAGTGGCGGCTTGGCTGGCGAAGCCGGCTGGAAGGAATGGACCGAACGGCTTGAGAAGCTGATGCCCGGCTTCCGCAAGCGCATCACTGAGGCTCTGGCCAAGGCCAATCAGGAAGCCCGCGAAAAAGACCGGGCCAACTTTGAAAAAGACCTCAAGGCCCGCGAGGACCAGTTCAAAGCGCAGATTGAAGCCCTGAAAAAGGCGGCTGGCGATCTCTATGAGGAAGAGGCCCAGGACATCCGTGAGCTGATCAAGCTGGACGAACAGCGGATCAAGGGGTTGGAGAAGGCAAACAAGCTGATTGAGGACCGGATCCGGCTTAAGGAAGATGAGCGCAAAAAGGATCTGGCGGACTTCGAGGGCCAGGATCTCGGGGAATTTGCCAAACTGGTCAAGCAGGTTGATTTTGATGCTGAGTTGCGCCAAGGTCTGAAAGACATTCACAACCCCGATGGCGTGCCTACGGGCACTTACAGCGGCCAGAGCCATCTGGAGGCGATGAAGGAGCGGCTAGATCTGCTGCGCCTGCAGAACGAGAACAAGCTGGGGCTTGAGCAGTACGATCCCGCCAATCCCGCCAAGAACAAGGCGGCCTATCTGACTGAGCGGAAGCGCATCGATGCTATTGAAGCCCGGTTTGTTGAGGAAGAGCTGAAGCGGACGGACCTGACCAATCGGCAGCGTCTGGAGCTCGAGGCCCAGATGAATGCGGCCTACAGTGATTTCAAGCAGGCTCATATTGAATCGCTGAACAATGCCAAGGATCAGGAAATTGCCATCCTGCAGGAGCAGATCGACGCCAACAGCCGGGCGGCCGACAATATCCGCAGCTCCATCGCCACTCACCAGGAAGCACTGGATGACCTGAGCAGCCGTTATCAGGCGCAGCTAAGCCAGATTGATGAGCGGATCGCGTCGGTAATGGACAGTCAATCGGCCTGGGCGGGATCGGCCCAGGCGCTTAAGGAGGGGATTGAGGGCCCGCTGAACGATATCATCAGCCTCTACCAAAAAGCCAAGAAGGCTATCAAAGACGCTTTCAATGCCGGGGTCCCAAATGTCGCTCAGATTGGCCTGGACTATGCCGCAGGCCACGATGGCAAGCGGTATGCGACCACATCAGAGCTCTGGGGTTTGGGCAAGAAGATGGCAACCGGTGGCGTCGTCCCGCCCGGTTTCCCGAACGATACCTTCCCAGCAATGCTCAACAGTGGCGAGCCGGTATTCCCGGCATGGTTCGCAAATCTGCTTGAGCAAAGTTACCGGATGAACATGGGCGGCCCACGAACCATCCACAACCAAAGCCGGGGAGATGTGCATGTCCATGTTCATGGCGGCGATATCGAAGCCGTTCGCCGAGAGTTCCGTAAGGCTCTGAGCGAGTCAGAGTATAGTGGCGCTCGCATCAATGGGGCCAATTATCTGAACTAAAACAGCCTAACTTGGACAGCGGTATAGCCGGCTGTTGATAATGAACCTGAAATCTCCAGTTTGACCGCCTTGAGATGGGGTGATGTCATCAATGACTGCTGTGTTTGCACCATTTGTTACGGCTTGGACGCGAAGATCGGCTAGTGCCTGCTCGTAATTGCCAGGAATGAACGGATTTTGTTTGTTCAAACCAATCGCCTGGATGGCTTTGAGATACCCACAGCCCTTTGGTTCATCCTTGGTAACCTGCACTGCTGCAACAGCCCTGTTCCAACGCTCTAAAGCCTCTTGTTCCTTCTGGATCTCTTCGGGCGATTTCTTGTAATGGCATCCCGCCAGCAGCAACACAGCAACCACAACTCGTTTCATGACCACTCCTCCGGTAGAAGATGGCCTGATTATACCATCGCTCCCGGCCCGTGCCCGGTGACAAAATACCAGATCCGCCTCCTCTCTCCTCCTCTCTCGAGCGCCTGGCAAAGGTGAAACTATTTCACCTTTAGCGCTGCCGCCTTGAGAGCCTGCTCAAACGATTGAGAGAGCGTCTCAAAACTTCGCCTGCCGCGCTTGAGAGGGCCGGCTACCGTGGTACAGTCAAGATAGGCTGGCCCGTATCAGATACGCTCCTTTGGCGCGCAGGATCCACTTCTTCAGCAAGCAGGACCGCTTGGGATATCCCAAGCGGTCTTTTTCGTCACGCCCGCGATCCTGAGGATCGCGGTTGCCTTTGCCCTCTGCCTGTACCTGGCCGGGGGCTTTCTTTATCAAGACAGCCCGGTGCATCGGGCCGGCGGGTTTGCACCCTCCCCGCCGGCCCGATGCCTTGCGGCTTTGGGAGGCCCCGTGAGCAGCTGCTCGATCGATCTGAATCAACTGTACTCGGCCCTGAACAACCCTGCCAGCCAGGCCGATTTTCTCACTCCCGGCTATGTCGAGCCGGATGGCCCGCCCTGCGCCTGGTCGATCCTGATCTTCCATGAGGGCACCGGCTACGAGTTCAGCCACTTCTACGCCAGCTGCTCTATGGCGATCACCCTGCCCTTTGGCGAGCGCGGCCAGGCCCGCTTTGTGATCGCGGATTACGACGAGGACGCCACGATCCTGCCGTTCATCCCGGTCGAGGAGCAGTACATCGAGATCTGGAACCGGGATCAGGACTATCTGTACTTCGCCGGCTACACCCGGGACATCCTGCAGACCTACCTGCAGGCCCGGGCCGATGGCACCGAGGCCGCGACCTACACGATCACCTGCACGGATCTCTTTCACGAGCTCGAGCGCGGCGGCGAGAACGGCTCGGTCAACAAGGTCTACCAGAACAAAACCCTGGGCTTCATCCTCAGGGATGTCATCAATCGGTACACCACGCTGGATGGCTCGGATATCGATCCCGCCCTGGGCTACACGGAGGAATCTTTCCCGATCGCGGCCAAGACCCCGGCGCAGGTGCTGCAGCAGATCATGGAGCTCACCGGCACGACCTGGATCATCGAACCGGCCACGAAGAAGGTCAAGCTGCTCAGCCGCGACGACGGCGCGATCCGCTTCCCGGTCCAGATCACCGAGGCCAACAAGTACGAGTACTTCGATTTCGAAACCTTCAGCATCCGGCGCCAGAACGACGCGATCCACAACCAGGTCGAGTTCTGGTTCAACGAAAAATACACCAAGGGCACCGTCAATGTCAGCCAGACCAGCAACATCGTCGTCGGCCATGGCGCAAGCCCGGAAACCGATTGGGACGGCCTGCCCGGCGATCTGAGCTTCAAGCTCAGCGCGAGCTCGGCGATCTACCGGGTCGAAAAGAACCTCAGCAGCGGCGCGACGCAAGAGCTCAGGCTCAGCTCGGCCTTTGCCGAAGCGACGGCGACCAACCAGGCCTACGAGCTGCGCGGCCGGCGGCGGCGGGTCTTCGCCTCAGATGCCGAATCGATCGGCATGATGCGGGCGCTGGGCCGGGGCTCAGGCATTTTCAACATCGTCATGACCGACGATGGCAACGCCTTCACCTTCGCCGAGGCCCGCCAGCGCGCCCTGGGCCTGCTGACGCTGTCGCGGCCCCTGCCGCAGGGATCGGGCGATACGGACACCTGGGCCTGGCCCTTTCAGCCCCTGCTCGCCGGCATGGTGCTGAGCTTCAATCTGCCGACTTCCAAGCGCTTTGTTGGGGACGTGATCGTGCAAACCGTGCAGATCACGGATCTCGGCGGCGAAGTGGCCGCGCACGAGAACCCGTATGGCCAGGCCCATCCCAAATGCAATATCACCCTGACCTGGACGGCGACGCTGACCAAGTTTCAGGCCCAGCTGCGCAAGGCGATGCAGGCGCAGCAGCAGGTCAAGGTCGATTTGGAGCAGGTCGACGTCGAGGACTACCGCCGGATCCCGGAGACCTTCGCGCTCAAGGACTGCCTGCATGTGATTTTGCCCACTGCGATCGAGGACGATCTGAGCCTGCCGGATGCGATCCAGGTCCGCACCGAGACCGGCGATCCGCTGGCCTATTACGAGCAGGATTATTACCTGAACGAGATTGATTACGCCTTTTACGCCGATTGAGGAGCTGCTATGACCCATCTGATCCCCCCGCCCCTGCGCGAAGCGCCCTGCTTCAGCAGCCAGATTCACTGCGTGGCCCTGGCCGTGCCCGATGAGCTCGACAGCCTCGAGGCCCTGCGCCGGCAGCTCTGCTACCAGGAGCGCCGCTACTGGGACGCGCCGATCCATGAGGTGATGGCCGCGATCCGCCGCGGCGAGGTACGCCACACCCGGATCCTGGGCCGCCAAGGCGGCGAAAACAAGCTGGTGCGCGGCTTCTACACCGAGTTTTTCGCCCGGCTGAAGGGCGCGCAGACCACGCCCGGGGCCAATCAGACGCTCTTTATCGAAAAGTTCGCCGTCGGCACCAAGTACGATGCGACGCTCTTTGCCGACACCACCCTCGGGAACGAGATTTACCGGGCCACGCCCGCTGAGCTGTACGAGGACGGGGTCAGCACCTTCTATGCCACGACCTACCTCAAAAAGACCGAGGGCAATCCCACCGGCAACACCACCGTCAGCAGCAGCACCACCACCGTGATCACCGTCGCCAGCGCCACCGGCTTCGTGGTCGACGGCCGGATCCAGGTCGAAACGGCGAACAACACCTACAACTGCACCGTCAGCGCCATCTCCGGCGCGGATCTGACTGTCACCGATATCACGGGCGGCTCCCTGAGCGGGGCCGGGGCCTTCGATGCCGGCGATATCCCCCAAAGCGGCGATACGGTCAAGGCCCTGCACTCGGAAGCCGCCTGCTTCCTCGGCGGGGCGACGACCAGCAGCGCCAACACCGGCACCATGATGAACCGCAAGCGGATCGAGCAGCTCAAGGATTCCTCGATCTCGCTCCTCTATGATTACATTCTGGCCTGCGCGAGCCTGGACTGATGGCGCTCGATCACATCCCGGGCATCGCCCCGGAAATCCTCACGGTCAGCGCCAGCCCGGCGCCGACGAGCACGACCTTTACGGTGTCCTCGGCGACCAATTTGGTCGCGGGCCAGTGGCTCAATATCGAGGTCGGCGGCACGCTCGAGCGCGGCAAGATCAGCAGCATCGCCGGCAATCAGATCACGCTGGTTTCGGCGCTGAGCGCTGCGCCCGATGTGCCCGGCGAGGTCCGCAACACCCGCGAGCTGATCACGATCTCGGATACCCAAAAACTCGGCGTTTACAACGCTCTGACCGGCGACGAGGCGGCTGGCGGCGACATGACCTACCTGCCGGCGGGCGTCAAAATCCATGTGCCCGGCCTGGGCATTTACCGGCTCTCCAGCGCCACAGGGATCACGCCCGACGGCAAGTACACGCTCGACGCTGCCGGCAGCACCAACGAGCACCTGCTCGAGGTGCTCGGCACCGAGGCCGCCGAGGAGCTGATCCAGGCCCATGCCGGCGCGCTGCTCAACCAGATCGAGGAACTGCAGGCCGAGATCGATACGCTGACGGCGCTGCCCGCCGGCGCGGTGCGGACCAGCACCTGGATTTTCCAGATGACCGCTGTTGCCTCCAGCAGCCTGGCGGCTTCGACTGATCTCGAGATCGTGCTGACGCCTGCGCCCACCCTGATCCCGGATCTGCGCGGCACCGATGCCCTGACCGTCACGCCCGCGCCCCTGCTCGCCGGCCTGGCCCAGGTCGGCGCCTGGATCAGCGCCGGGGCGATCATCGTGCGCCTGCGCAACACATCCGGCGGCGCCATCACGCCCGGCCTGCTGCGCTTCACCATCAAACTCGAAAGGCCTGTTGAATGACGATTACCTCGCTCACACTCAAAAACAGCCTGCTCCAGGGCAGCTACAACGCCGCTTCGCTTCAGACGGCGCTCGGGACGGCGAGCACGCTCGCGGCCCTGCGCGAGCTGCTGAACAATCGCGCCGCCTGCGATCAGCTCTTTGCCAATGCGACCTCGGCCAATGCGATCCTGGGCGCGGCCCTGGCGCAAACCGAGGTCAGCAATTCTGAGACGGCTCTGCGCGCACTCGCCGGCAGCACGCTCGGAACCGAGCGGCTCTGCCGCGACGGCGCGGCCCTGCTGGGCACGATTCTGAACGACACCAACCGCTCGCGCTGGTGGCTTGAGCACGCAGCGGCCTATGCCCGGCTCAAAAGCCAGGTCAATGCCAGCGGGAGCAAGCTCAAGCGCCAGGTGTTTACCAGTTCCGGCACGTGGACGAAACCCGCCACGCTGCATGCGATCTCGGTCGCCCTGATCGGCGGCGGGGCCGGCGGGGGCGGCGGCGATACCTCAGCCACCACCGAATCCGGCGGGGGCGGCGGCGGCGGCGAAGCCAAGACCGGCATCCTGACCGCCGGCAGCATGGGCGCGACCGAAACCGTCACCTGCGGCGCAGCGGCGGCTGGCGGCACCGGCGGCGCGGGCTCGAACCCAGGCACGGCCGGCAACACCAGCAGCTTTGGCGCGCATTTGAGCGCCGCGGGCGGCGCCGCCGGCGGGGCGGGCAGCACGGGCCTCGGCGGCGCCGGTGGCGGCAGCACGACCAACGGCGGCCGGGCAGCCATGACGGACGTGGATATTCAAAACGCGGCCTGGCAGGCCATTACCGCCGGCCAAAAGGGCGGCGACGGGGGCGACAGTGCTGTGGCCGGTACCGGCCGCGACGGCGGGCCGGGCCTGACGCTTGACGGCTACGGCCAGGGCGCGCACAGCAGCACCAACACCCGGGCGCTGGCCGGCACCTACGGCGGCGGCGGCGGGGCCGGCGACAACACCGGCACCAGCGGCACGCCGACAGCGGGCACCTACGGCGGCGGCGGCGCGGGCGGCAACACCACCGGCGGCAGCACGGGCGGCACCTCCGGCGCCGGCCTCTGCGTCGTCTACTGGGTCGAGGGCTGAGGCTATGACCCAGCCCGTCACCACCGCCCTGGCCTACGGCGTGACCCTGATCCGCTGGCCGATCAGCGCCGCAGACACCCTGCAGCCGCCGGCCTTTTGGCAAACATCCCTGCATCAGCTCTATGCCCAACTGCCCTTTCCTGGCCTCTGGGAGCCGCTTGAGCTGAACGTCTGCCACATGGATCACCCGCAGCTCGATCGCTTCGTCGCCGAGCGCCGGCCCTGCCTCGAGGATTACGATCCGGCCACGCCCGGCGCCCAGGTCGCCGCCGGCCTGCAGGCGCTGAACTGGATCTGGATCGGCGTGTTTCCGCCGGGCTGGACCGCGGGCGTCCACACCGGCCCCGAGCGCGCCGTCAGCCTGGCCCATTGCCAGGCCGCCCGCAAGGTGCTCGCGCACGAGGCCGGGCACTACTACTTCGGCCGCTGCCGCTACGGCCATGCCGCCGATGACGATGTTTCGCGGCGCGCCACGGCGGCCTTTCGCCTGCTGCGCCCGCAGCAGACCGCCAACGAGTACGAGGACGCCGCGGAAACCTACCGCGCGATCTGCGGCGACGACGAGACCCGCGGCACCTTTTCCGATGGCAAGGCCTTCACGCCGCGCCCCGAGCTGCGAAGCCTCGTGCGCTGCCTGTACTGGCTGACAGCCAGCCTGAAAGGCTGCTGGGTCGCCAGCCTCGAGCCCAAGGCCGACTGGGTCTGGTTCCAGGTCTGGATCGGCACGAGCTGGCGCTGGCGCTGCGTGCATGCCACCACCTATGAGCAGCAGGAATGGAATGGCTCGGCCTGGGTCCGCATCTGAGCCCTGAGATTGCTATCGAAAGAGAGAAAGTACACTATGGCTTTGAACTTTGTCAGCGCCGCCGTGCCGGCAGCCGCCGCCCGCTTCCTGACCCCGGCCCGGATGGGCCTGCTTTGGATCGCTGCGACCGAGGCCGTGCAATGGGCCCAGTCCGAGCTGAGCCAGGCCCCGCCGGACATCCGCAAAAAAGAGGCGCTGGAGTTTGCTCTGGCCAGCTACGCCCTTGTCAATTCCGTTCTGGTCGATCCCGAGATCACCCGGTACGTCAAAACCTGCCTGCTGCCAGGCATGATCGACGGCTGCCTGAAGGCCTTCAATGTCGGCCTCTGGTTCGAAACCAGCAAGCCGATTTCCGTCGGCGGGGCCTTCAACCCCGCGCCCTCGACGCCCGGCCGCACGCCGAGCCCGCCACCGGCGATCAGCCCCGTGCGCGCGAGCACTCAGCCTGGGCGCCCTCCCGGCGGCGCGCCATGAGCCCGGCCCTGCTCGAGCTGCTGCTCTGTGTGGGGATCGCCATCTTCTTCAGCCTGGCCCGGACCTTCAGCGACAACCTGGCGGCCGGCGCCCGCGGCCGTGCGCTGGGCTGGCTGCTGCTGGCCAATGGCTTCATGGGAGCGGCCGGCGGCCTGCTGCCGCCGCTGCTGCGCGACATCCTGAATCCGAACCTGAGCCGCGGCTATGTCTTCGTCGGCGCGGCCCTGATCGGCTGGATCGGCCTGGGCGAAACCATGCGCTATCTCGAAACCAAAGCGAAAGGACGGCTTAACGCCTATGTCTCCCAAAACCCTGGCGGCAGCAGCTCTGATCTGCAGCCCTCTGGCTCTGGGCCTCTTCAAGAGGATCAACCACCGCCCGGCTAACCATGCCCTGTTTCTCGGCGTGGCCACGATCATGATCCTGGCCCTCGTCACCATCCTGCCCGAATGAAAGGACCGCATCATGCGCGACGGCTTCAATCCGATTACCCTGCACAAGCTCGGCGACAGCGCCCAGCTCGACGCGAACGAGGACTATTCCGCAGCCGGCGGGTACACCCGCTTTGTGCTCGCGCCGGCCGCCGACGAGGTCTATGAACTGATCGAGCTGATCGGCCTGATCCACGACGACGACGCCGATTACAACACCTTCGGCAATTTGCCCGAGCTGTCGCCCGATGGGGTCCGGATCGTGATCGAGGACGCCGACGGCCCAACAGAGCTCGTCGATCTGGGCGCCGGGGCCGAGGTTACCAAAACAGAGGGCTGGTGGCTGGCGGGCTTCGATCTGACCCCGCTGGGCTCGAGCAGCGGCGCCACCCGCGGCACCCGGGTCACGACCCAGCCCTTCCCCGAGCGCGACCGGCCGATCCTTCGCGGCAATGAAAACGAGCGCCTGGCCGTGCTGATTCCGGCCGAGGACCTGAGCGATCTGGCCTTCTTCCGCTTCATCGCCCGCGTCAAGGTCAGCAATCTGAATTAGGAGCCCCCATGAAAAACATCCTCGTCGCCCGCAAGGGCAAGAAAGACCCGGCCACGGGCCTTTACGCTATCCATCTGCATGCCTTCGCCCGCATCAGCCTGGGCCAGGGCAAATCCGGCTACAAGCACATTGGCCAGGTCGTCGCGCGCTCAGGGCTGGCCAATCGGCAGACCTTTCGCACCTGGGCGAATCAAAAGCCCGGCATTTACGAGCCCTGCCCGGAGGGGCATTACACCCTGGGCCCGATCGATTGGAAGGGTGCGCCGAACGATTACAGCGCCCTCTGGCCCGTGATCAATTCGCCTATCTGGATCCCGACCAGCTGCACGGATCTCGCCGGGCGCAACCGCGCGATCGGGATTCACCTCGACGCGGGCACCCCCGGCACGGCCGGCTGCCTGGGCCTGCTGCTGCCCGAGCTCAAGAAGCTGGTCAACCTCTACAACGGCTACGGGGCCTTTACCGATCTCTACTGCGACTGGGGCCTCGGCTCGGTCCAGCTGCCGGCCGGCCTGGCGTTTCCGGGGGCAAAATGACGCTCTTCTGGTATGCGATTCGCCGCGCGCGGGCGATCTAAGCCGGCCGTGCCCTTTTACCTGGCCGGGATTCCCGGCCCGCAGGGACCTCAAGGCCCGACGGGGCCCCGGGGCCTGACAGGACCGCAGGGGATTCAGGGCCTGATCGGACCCCAAGGGCTGCCCGGCGAGGGGGCTGTCTCCGGATCGGCGGCGCGGTATGCCTTTGACGACTGGGACGAGGGCTCCGTCGCGGGCAATCTGAACTGGCAGACGGTAAGTGCTGGCAGCGGCAGCGGCTTTGCCATTGTCGCCACCGGCGTGGACCCGCTCTTGAATGCCGCGGGGGTCGTCCAGCTTAACGCCGGGACCTCGGCCAGCGGCCGGGCCTGCATCCACCGGGGCACGGCCAATTACCTCGCCAGCCTGGGCACGCTCGAGCAGGAATGGCGGATTCTCCCCTTGAACCTGAGCACGCCAACGCAACGCTACAGCTTGCGCATCGGATTCGGCGACACCGTCGCGGCCGGGGATCATGTCGACGGCGCGTATTTTGAGTACGACGACAGCCAGGGCCTGACCTGGCGCTGCTGCACGGCCAGCAACAGCAGCCGGACGAAAAACGCCGGCGCCGTTCTGGTGACCAACCAGGCCTTTACGCACCTGCGGATTCGCCTGATGCCCCTGGCCGCCGAGTTTTACATCAACGGGGCGCTGGCGCAGATCCTGACCACCAATTTGCCCACCGGGGCCGGCCGGCATTTCGGCGTGGCGGCCAAGCTGGAAAAGTCGATCGGCAACGGCGTCAACCAGGCTCTGCTGATTGACTACTACCGCCAATTTCTCTACTTCGCGGCGCCACGATGAGCGACCAGTGCGCCGTGCAGTTCTATGCCGATCGGCCCGAGAGCCCGGAGATGCTGCTGGGCATTCCCCCGCAGTGGACCGCCGAGGTGATCGAAGCCATCGACCCGGCCGCCTGCCCGCCGGGCTGGACCGTGATGACCAAGGCCGAACTTGCCGCCTACCAGGCCGAGCACCAGGCTGCCGTCGACGCCTGGCGCGCCAGCCTGGAGAGCGTCTGATGTCCCCGATCTGAAATTTCAAAGGAGATATATATGCTGGGAAGCACTGTTTTATTTACCTATATCAACTCGGCCAGCGAGGCAGAGACCGTGCCGGCCATGGTGTCCAACACCCATTCGGGCGACCGGCTGGATCTGCACGTGTTCCGGCTGGAGAGCCCGTATGTCGAGTTTCAGTCTGAGGTGGAGCGCTCGTCAACGGATCAGCCTGCCATCGGCTACTGGCATCCGCAGCCCTGAGGAGCTAACCATGCAAAAACCCATCGCCTGGCTCCTCCTCCCTCTCCTCCTCTTCCTCTCGACGACGGGCCCCGGCTGGGGCGCGTATACGACCGGCGGCGGCGGCAATGTCATCGGGGCCACCAGCACGGCCGACAATGCGATCCCGCGCTTCAACGGCACGACGGGCAAACTCCTGCAGGACTCCAGCATCCTGATCGACGATGCCAATGCCCTCGATTTGCCCGAGCTCGGCAGCACGCCGGGCAATCCGGCTGCCAGCCGGCTCAAGCTCTATTTCCGGGGCGGCAGCCTCTACAAGCTGACCTCTGGCGGGATCGAAACCGCGATCGGCGGCGCGGCCCTGACGGGTGCCGGCAGCACAATCGACACCGAGGATCTGACGGCCAATCGGGCGCTGATCTCCAATGCCAGCGGCAAAATCGAGGTCAGCGGCACGGTATCCGATACCGAGCTGGGCTATCTCGACGGCGTGACAAGCGCACTGCAGGGCCAGATCGACGGCAAACAGGCCACGATCACCGGCTCAGCAACCTCGATCGACACCGAAACCCTGACGGCCAGTCGCGCTTTGATCTCGGATGGCACAGGCAAGGTCGCTGTATCCGGCACCGTCAGCGATACCGAGCTCGGCTATCTCGACGGAGCTACCAGCAACCTGCAGACCCAGATCGATAGCCTCAGCGGCGGATCTGGCGTTGTCCCGCTCAGCCTCAACGAGTTCCGCCTGAGCCTGGTAACCGCTGCGCCCTACATGACCAGCGACCAGCTGGCCAAAACACAGGTTTTTTGGGTGCCAGCCACGGGCAACCGGATCGCGCTCTGGGACGGCGACAGCTGGGAAACCTACACCACAACTGAAAAATCGATCAAATTGACCGATACCCAGAGCTGCACGCTCGACAGCGACACAACGATTGTCTGCACGGACGCCAGCCAGCTGGTGGCGACGATGGAAGTCACCGGCACCGGCATTCCCGGCAGCACGACGATCAGCAGCATCGCCGGCAATACCGTAACCCTCAACAATGCCGCGACCAGCTCGAGCTCCGAATCAATCACATTCAAAGTGCCCGCCGGCAAAAACCTGGACTATTTCGCCTACCAGGCCAGCGGCACACCCAAGTTGCGGATGATTCTCTGGTCGAATGATTCGACCAGAGCGACCGCGCTGGACTGCAGCACGGGGGTTTGCTATACCACGGGCGATGCAACTTACCGATATCTCGGCAGCGGAAGGGCCACAGTGGCCGGCGAGACGCAGTTTTCGGGGTTGACCACGGCTCCGGCAGCGGGCGGCACCGAGGCAAAGCTCTATCTCTGGAACCACGCCAATCGGCGCCGTGTGTTCGTGGGCGTTTTCGACTCGACGAACAGTTGGAGTTACAACTCGAGCACAATCCGGGCCGCGAACAACTCCAGCACCTATCGGGTGAGCTATGTCGTAGGGCTGGCCGAGGACTCGACGCAGGCCAGCTACGGTTCCCTGATCACGGGTGGCGCCGGAAACGCGGTGCTGCTTGGCACGTGCCATGATTCAACCACTGCGTTTACAGGGCGCGTGGGGCGTTGGGCGACCAACGTTGCAGCCAACGGCTCAGCGGTGGGCGGAGGCGTCGCGACGCCAGCGGCGGGGTTCCATTACTGGTCGGCGTGTGAATCTGGCAACGCCAGCGCGCCCTCGTTCTACGGTGACAACAATAACCCCAGCTTCGAGCAGTATGGCCTGCTCGCTGAGTTGCAGATGTAAGGAGGCTATAGTGGATACCTCTGCCATTCTTTTAGCGCTTGTCGCTGACGGGCTGCCTGTTGAGTCCGTAGCCGATACCAACGGCACGATCAATGGGCTTGATTTTGATCCTCAGCCCGGCCAGACCCTGACACCCGAGCAAATCGCGCAGGCCCGGCAGATCGCCGAGCAGGTGATCGCTGAGCAGGACTAGCTTTTCAGATTCCCCCGGCAGGCTTCGGCCTCGCCGGGGTTTTTTCTTTTTTTTGGCCTAATACTCGATCGCCAGCGCGGCTGATCGTCCGCTGGCGGATGGTCGGGGCGCCGCGGCCGGCTGATGCCCGGCTGCGGCAAACTTGGCCTCCAGCAGGCTCGCGCCCGCCTTGAGCTCCAGCGTCAAATGCTTCAGCCAGAGGATCACCGCCGGGCTAAACTGCCGGTGCCCGCGGCCATCGCGGGGGATCGGCAGCTCGGCCCCGAAGGCCAGCCCCCATTGCCGCTCGATCTCGAGCAGCCTGGGCTTTGTGATCCCGATCTCTTTCAGGGCCTGATCGACTGTGGTACGCTTCGACATAGTTATACTCCTGCCCGGATCTGCCGGGCGCTTTACGTTTTTTGGGTCAGTTTCGCCCACCAGGACCGGCCGCGCTCGCGCGCTAGGGCCTCCCGCTCGGCCTGCAGCAGCTGCTGCAGCTCGCGGATCTGGCCGGCCTGGGCCGCGGCCTGCGCCTGCAGATCCGTGATCTGCCCGGCGGATACCTTGGCTTCGGCCTCCAGCGCCCGGATCTGATCGCGCGCCTGCTCGAGCTCGCCGGCCAGCTTCAGGGCCTCTGCCCCGGCGGCCTGCTCGCGCTCGTGCGCCCGCTCAGCGATCTGCTCGGCCTGCCAGGCTTTGCGCTCGGCAGCCTCGAGGCTCTGCGCCTTTTCGGGCAAGAGCCGGGCCTGCTGCTGCGCCTCGCCGAGCTGGGCCTGCGCGATCTCGATCAGGGCTTTCGCCCGCCCGAGCTCCTCGCGCAGCGCGCCGGCCTCCCGGTCGCGCTCCTCGATCAGCGAGCGCAGCAGGGCCTGATCATGCTTCTGGATCTCCCCGCGCATCCGCTCGGCGACCCGATCGACGATCAGCTCGACATCCACGCCCTGCGCTTCCGGCAGCACCGCCAATTTCTCGGCTTCCTGTGCGAGGGTTTCGGCGATGTTGCTGCGGATCTCCTCCGCGCCCATGCCGCCCTCGCGCAGGGCCTTGATCTGGCGGAACACGGGCACCAGGGCGGCGCTGAAATGCCGCTCGCCACTGGGCCGCTTGAAGCTCGGGATCGAGAACTCGGATGCGTACTTGCGCACCGTCGCTTCCTTGATCCCGACCTTGTCAGCCATCTGCACGATGTTGATCGTCTCGTCCGGGGCTGCCGGCTCTGGTGGATCGGTCATGGGGGCAGCATACGGCCGTCCGTGCGCGGGCGTCGGTGAAATGCATCACAGGCGGCAGATCAGCCAGAGGAGGAGAGAGGCGATTGTGAGGCAGGGCCTGGGCATGCGGCAGCGCATGCGATCGCACAGACGGGGGCTGTACGGCCGATCGTGCGGAGCGTATAATAACGAGATCTGAGCTAGAAAGAAGGAGTCTCGTATGCGCCGACGTACAGGGAATCCGTCACAGATAGCATGCGCCCGCATGCGCTACCGTACAGCTATGAAAATCCTCTATCTCCTCTACCTCGACCCGGATCAGAACAACTACCGCTTTTACCGCCTGGCGCTGCCGCCGGGCTCGAAAGCGGTGCACAAGCTCTGGGGCCGGGTCGGTGAGTACGTGACCGAGAAATGGGAGGAGCTGCCGACGCGCAAGGAGGCCGAGGCCCATTTCGAGCAGGTCGCCAAGGAGAAGCGCCGTGAGGGCTACAGGGATGCCGATCAGCATGTCCTGCCGAAGAACTTCTTTCTGTACACGCCCCCGCCGGCAGCGGCAACCGAGCGCCCGGCCGATGGGCAGCTGAGCTTTCTGGATTTTGATGCTGAGGAGACCGCCTGATGGACCCGATCACCCTGGACAATAGCTTTCTGACCCTGCGCGGGCCCGGCCTGATCGAGATCGATCTGAACCTCGGCCGCGCCGGGATCACCGATCTCGGCGTCACGGACGGGGCGTATACGGTCAACGGACGCCCCATGGGCAAGCCGAGCTATGCAATCACGCTGCCGGGATCGAGCCTGCGCCTGCGCCTGCACCTGGCCCCGGAGCCCTTCAACACCGGCACATGGCATCTCTCGCTGGACTCCGGCGGCCTGCGCCTGGCGCTCGAGCTGGACGACGCCACGGTCCAGCGGATGCTGGCCGAGCTGAAGGCCTAGCGCCTCCGCTTCGGCGCGGAGTGTCACCAGGGCACGGGCGGGCCGGCCAGGGCTTCAAGCTGCCGCCAGAGCCAGTCAACCTCGGCCAGCGGAAGCGGGATTGCCGCCGATCCGATTGTGTTTCGGAGTTTGATCTGCGGCGGCTTCTCCTCGCCCCCGCGCGTGAGCTCGCAGGTTTCCGAGTGACTGCGGCCGTGCCAGCTCAGCCCATCGGCGTCCTGGCGCAGCTGCCCCCGCTCAGGCGTTTTGATGATCAGAAGCGCCTGGCTCTCCTGCTCGAGCAGGATCAATTCCCGCCCGCTGATCTGCCGGATCCAAGTCATCTTCTCTCTCCTCTCTCAGGGATCTGCCCCAGCATACCCGCTTCGGCTCAAAGTGTCATGCGGGCCGCTGTGCGGGGCGTCCGTGCCGGCGCATGCGGGGCCGCACAGCAGGCAGAATCAGGATTCCGGCCGGTAGATGCCCGGCTCAACCAGATGCCAGCATGTGCCATCATGAGCCTGAATCTGCTCAGGCCAATCGAAGTGCCCGGCCCCCTGACCCACGCTCGTTACACGCACCTCCTCTAGCCGGTCGCGGTCCTGCTGGCAGATCTGCGCCCGCTGCTTCAAGCGATCGGCCAGGTGCTGCAGGCTCTCGAAGGTCAGATCCCCCGCATCGAACTGGTAGAAGGTAACGCCCGCTTCCAGCAGGGTCGCGCTTAGAATCTGGCCGGCGTCAAAGGCTTCGTCTGATTTTCTCATATCCGCTTCAAGGCCTCCCGCTTCGCTTTCAAGTTGATGCGGTTGACGCCGAGCGTCAGCAGCAGGGCCGCCCGCGGGCTCAGGAACGACCGGGGCCGCTTCTGTCCGGCATAGACCGCCGAGGGTTCGACATCCAGCAGGCGGGCGAAGTCGGCGGCGCTCATGCCGAGCGCTTCTCTGGTCCACTCGGCTTCCTCCCAGGTGATCAGGGCTCTAGACATAGGCAGCGTCCTTTCTTTCGATGTCTGCTGTTGCCAACTCGTCCAATAGGCTTTGAATGGTCGTCCCATTACCCCTGATCCTGGCTTCCTCTTCGAGGAAAGACAATATCTTCGATTTAAAGACGGGTTTTCGCCGCTCTGCCATCAGGCGCACATATTCCGTAAGCGACATCTCTAGATATTTCAGATTCTCATGGCCCTCTTTGGCCCGCTTGATAATCCTCTTGGCCCACTCCCGGTTCAGCGTCTGCAGCACCAGGATATTTCTGGGAATCCACACATCATCCTTTTTCCGGGTGTTGCAGGCACGGCAGGCAAGCACTAAATTATGCTCCATGTCGGTGCCGTCCGATGAAGAAGGAATCACGTGCTCAAGCACCCGATCAGAGCCAATGGGCATGTTCCCGCAATACTGGCAGACTCCCTGATCGCGCTTGATGATTCTCGCTCGAACGGGAGCCAGCTGATCCGTCCCGACCCTGACAGAATCATCCTTGTCGACCAGGCCTATATAGATCTGATAGGTTTCCGCCCAGTTTTTCCGGGTCGTGACGTACTTTATATCATTGTAGATGCACGCTTTTTCGCAGCTAAACCTATCCGCGAGTACGCCCTGTTCCTCTGGTGTGAGCCGCTGCCTGCCGGCGAGCAGGCTTTCAACGGCCTTGCGTCGCTCATACAAGTAGAGCAATTTTGAATTACTTTCCATACCTTTCCTTGATCAACTCCTCTGCGATTTTTCGAGCCGGCGGGCCGGCACGATTGGAGATGCAAGAATCATGGTGCATCTCCCCTCTCGGTCGTCAGGTACTGCATCAAGGCCGCTTCCAGCAGCTCAGCCTGACTTAATCGCCGGGCCTTGGCTTCGACCCGGATCCGATCAAGAAACTCCGGGGTGCAGCGAATGGTCAGCACTTTCGTTTTTTCGGCGGGGGCCTTCTTGCCGGTCGGGTTATGATTCCCGCCGCGTCGGTGCAATCGTTCCATGAATTTTCCTCCTGTGTGATGGGACAGCCTGGCCCGGCCGGCGCTGGCCGGGCCAGAGCGGAATCAAACGCCGCTCGCCTTGCGGCGGCGGTCCCAGGCAGTGATGAGATCCAGGATCTCGGCGAGAACAAAGAGCGCTATCGCAATGTGAATCACGCGCATCGATTTGCCTCCAAACTTGGTTTATAATGGGGGTGTGAGAGCCGGTTTGAGAAGCTGCCCGGGGCTCGCTTGGTAGCGGCCCCGGCTCCCGGGTTAGGGAGGCTTACTTCTTCTTGCGGAGCACTTGGTCAATCGTTCGTATGGCTGCGAAGTAGACCCTGAGTGCTGCGAGAATCAGCATCAGCTTTTCAAACTGGCTCATTTTCGTTACCTCTCCTCCTTTCTTTTGATACCTTCATCATATCACACTGATAGACTGATGTACATACATCAGACCAACAATTAGCGATAATTTAGAAAATATTTTCCCTCTCCCATCCCTCTCTCCCTCAAAGGTGAAATGATTTCACCTTTCGCCCCGTTCGCTCTCCCCTCGCCCCGGCCTGCCGATCCCCGCGTCCTCGCTGGCATGCACGGCCCGGGGATCTGCGCCCGGCTCGCAGAACAGCGAGAGCATCGCGGCCCATTCGGAGAGGGAGGGAGGAGGAATCACGAGACGACTTCGACATGCACAGGCTCGAAGACCGGAAGGCCGAAATCGAGCCGGTCGATCTTGATGTGCGCCCGGTGTCCGAAGGGCTCCTGCGCGAACCAGGCCCCGATCCGCCGCCATTCGTCCCGGCCGATCTCGACCAGCACGGCGACCTCGTAGCGAGCCTCGAAGTGCTGGGCCAGGGCGAGGAAGTCGCGCGCGGCCAGGAGCTCCAGATCGCGCAGCAGGGCAGGCGAGCCGGCAAAGCCCCCGTGTGCCATCGGGCTATAGGGCATCAGGTGGTAGGCGTAGATCTCGGCCACATCGGAGCCGTAGCCGGCGACCCCATGCAGGGCTTCGAGCAGCTGCGCCCAGACTTCGAGCGATCCATGCAGCGCGGCCAGCATCAGTCGGCCGCCTGCTCTGGCAGCAGCGTGACCTGATCAAAATACTCTTGGAACCAGGGGATCAGCTTGCCGCGCCACATCTGAAAGGTTTCCAGTTGGCTCGGCGTCAGCTCCAGCGGCAGGCAGAACAGCAGCAACGGGTTTTTCACGCCGTCGACCTTCAGGCCCATCAGCTCGGCCGCTCCCTGGCCGGCCAGCAGCTGCTCGCGCAGGTAGAGCCAGGAAGCGAGGGGAATTGGATCGTCGGGGTTCTCGGTCCAGGGGTGAAACTTGGGCCGAAGCTGGCTCAGGCTTTCCAGCGTCGGGTACTCCTCGAGAAATTCGCGGGCTTCTTTAGCGGATTCAGTTGTGCTCACGGTTTGGACTCCTTGCTTTTTGCTCTCGTGATGATGTCGATGATGCCCTGGCACTGCTCGTCCGTCAGCCGGTCCCACTGCTCAGCCAGTAGCAAGCCAAGTTGGCGGCGCTCGTACAGATCGTCCTGGCGGAATCTCAGAGTGAGGCAACCGCGCGCATCAATGGCCCAGAGCAGCAACTGCTGGGCCAGCCAGGGCTTGCCGACAGCCTGCGCCCACCGGATGATCAGATCGTCTGACGGAATGCGGCGGCCCTGTTCGATGAGCAGCAAATAGGCCTTGGTAATGCCCAGACTTCTGGCGAGCGCACTGGTGCCGCAATCCGGGTCTGCCAAGCGAACATTGCGCATCAGGTCTCCAATGTTGCTCATCTCCCCTCCCTCGCCCGCTCAGCCGCCTGGGCCAGGGTGGCGGGGTCAGAGTGGATGGTGCCGATGATAACGAAATTGCCATGAGACAGATTGGCAAAATTGTTGTCGTCCGTCAGATCGTCCACGAAGATGCCGCACCACCAGTCGTTTACAAAGCGCACGACGGCCTGGCTTTCGTAGCCCTCGGCCTGCAGTTCCGGGATGAAGACAATGTCGCCCTCATACACCGGCCTGCCGTCCCGATCCCGCAGCCCCGTCCAGCGCTCAACCTGATACCGCGTCATGTCCATCCGGGTCATGTTGCAGCAGTCAATGCCATCCCACGAGGCCATGCGCTCGCAGCCAGGCGACATGCTCCAGAGGGCGCCGGATTCGTCAAGAAAGCAAATGCCGTGGACATCGGCTTCGTAGCAGTGGCCGAGGGTGTCCCAAACTCTGAAAGAACCCGGCTTTAGTTCATCAGCCATCGTCTAAACTCCTTCCAGATTGAGGGCCATCTGCCCCTGTGCTTCGATCTGCTCGCGCTTCTTCCGGGCGCGGGTGGCGGCAGCGTTCTTGCCGTGCAAGAAGCGATCATGATGCAGGTGGTGGTACTGGCACGCACTTTTTAAATTGCTCGGGTCGTTGTTGGTGGTGTCGTGGTCCAGGTGCATGATAGTCAGCACCACGCGGGTGAGCTTTTCGATGTGCTCGAAGTCGTCGGGAATCCACTCTTCGGCATGGGCGTCTGAGACTATGTCTGGCGGCCAGCCATTCGGCGGCCAGTGTTGCCCGTCTTCTCGGCGCAGGATGTAGCAGTGGTTTGGCAGGCCGCAGCCCTCAAACTCGCAGCGGTTGTCGGCCCGCTCTAGAATCTGGGCGCGGATTTCACGCCAGTTCGATGGGTATTTGCTGTAGTCGCAGGGCAATGATCAATACCTCACTTTCTGTTTTGTCTTCTATCCTCCAAAGCCCCCGGCACACCCGGCATCTGGCAAACACCTGCCGCTCGCCTCGCTTCCGGCTGCCTTCCTGCGCCAGTTCCCGCACGCTGAACTCGCCCGGCTCAGGATGCCCTGCCGGGCAGTCGCTCCAGCCGGGACGCAGCGGCAGATCGGCCAGGGCACGCAGGCGAACGGCATAGCCCTCCAGCGTGTGATCCTCGGCCATCTCGGGGTGATACTTTTCCAGCCTGAGCCCGCGCTTGTTGTGGCCTGGCGGCGCCCAGCAGCAGCCTTGCGGGCTGTGCGGGCTGCAGATGCCTGAGAGATGGGCCAGGCTCTCGCGGGCGGTGGCGATGCAGAGGCGGTGGTCGTGGCGGGTCATGCCACACCCGCCCGCTTCTCACAGTCTTCAGCGCAGCCGCACCCCGCGCAGCAGTGACACCATCGGCAAATCACTGATTCCGGCATGTCCTCGAACTCGTGAAGCTCACACTCTTTGCAGGGCACTTGCGAGTCCTCGAAAAAGCCTGCTGCTCGGCGGCTCGCGTCCCTGCGGTCTTTGTATGGCTCGTCAACCTCTTTGGCGAGGCGGTCAGCGCCAGGGGCTCGCCTCGCTCTCATTCCGGCGAACACGTCGGGATCCGTCCAATACCAGTGCTTGAAGCCGTAATTGCGGGCCTGCTTGGCCGTCTTGGCGAAAATCAGCATGGCGGCATCTTCGGGGTCCCGGCAATAAACCATGTAGGCTTTCAGCATGGCGTCTGCTCCGTTTCGTTTGTTGCGCCTGCGTCGAGGGCGGCCAGGGCCTGGCGGATGCCCCTTGCAATGGCTCGCTCTTTTGTGCCCGCCCAGGCCGAATCCATGATCCAGTCGTAATACTGATCAATCTCTTCCAGCGCCTGGATGGCTCGCCGCTCCCGCCCCTCGGCGCGGCTCCAGCGGTCGCAGTGCTCGGCGGCGCATTTCGTGAGGTGATCGAACTTGCGCTTCAGGGTGGCGTTTTCGGCCCGCTGCGCAATCCGCTCGTCCACCAGTTTGATGATCTGCGCGGACTTGTCGAAGTTCTCTTGCTGCAGCCGCTTGATCTCGGCCTCCAGCTCCTCCAGCCGGTTCTGATCCCTGTTGGTCAGGAGCTGGAAGCAGTATTCGCAGTGATGGGCGCTGTGGTCGTAGATCGGGCGCTGATTGCCGCAGCGGGAGCAGGCGCGGGGTTTAGCTTTTGGGGGCATCAGGGTCCTCCTGCAGAATGGTTAGGGCCTGGCGAACAGCGGCATTCAGCACCCGTGTTCTAGGTCTGCCGGGCTGTTCCTCTTCCAACTCTTCAAGCTCTGGCGCGATTGCTTGAAGCTTTTCACTTGCCCGCTCAATCCGCCCCTCCAGCTCCGCGATCCGGGCCTGGGCGGCGGTGAGAGGGTCAGATTTTTCCCAGTCGGCCTTGGGAGACCATCGCTTGCAATCGCGGCACTGAAAGGTCGTTGCTTCATGGGGTGGTTCGGCATCTGTTTTCAGGTCGTACCACGACAGGCAGCCGCATTCGGGGCAATGTAGGGCGTTACTCACGGCTCAGCCCCTCGATCTGCTCGATCAGGGCCAGCAGGGCGGGCAGCAGATCGATATACTCATCCGCGTACTCAACCCAAGGCCCCTCATGCGAGCCCTCATACCAAAACCGTTTCATGTCGTCAGGGCTCGGGAGCTCCTTGGCTTTGGCCAGTACCGGCCGCGCCTCAGCCAGCAGGCGGCGGATCTGCTCGCGCTCGGCTTCGAGGGTGGCGAGGCGGTATGCAGGCGATAGAGCCGGTTCGCCCGGCGTCAAATCAGAGCAGAAATACCAGCCGCGCTCATTCTTTTCGACAGGGAAGGGAATGGCCTCAACCATCCATTGCCCGTCTTCGGATTTCACCGGGCGGCTGGTGAGCATGTAATGGGGATTGCCCCGGTCGTAGGCATAGGCTCGAACGCGCATCCACCGATATTCCACCGGCAGTTCGGGATCGGGCTGCATGGCGGCTGCGTGACGTTTCCAGGCCGCCTCAATCATGGCCGTATCTTCTGCGCTCGGCTCCCAATCCTCAGGCATGTCCGGCTCGGGCCGCAAAAGCTCGTGATAAAGGGTCAACAGATCATCCGCAAACTCAGGGTAGGCGTATTGGTACTTTTTCAACAACTCCTCACTCAGGCCATCCTCGGTGGCAAAACCGTACATCACATCCTTGCGGGAAGCATTGGGGTCAAACATAGTTCAAATCCTCGTTTCTGTGGTGCTATAGGGTTAATCGTTGGGCGCGGGATCAACCGGAAAAAATTACTCCCGCTTCATCTCCTTTTCCTCCACCGCTTTGCAGGCATCCACGATGGCGATGCAGTCGGGGCAATTGATCTTGCCGCGTGACCGCTCGTTTTCGCAGTGCTGCGTACCGAAGCCGCACAGGGATTCATGGGCATTCGTCAACGGGCTGATACCATGCACATACTCAGACATATCCTCTCCGCAACGGCTGTAGACAGATTCGGTGAACTTAACCCGCTTCATCCTTTGCTTCCTCCTGCGCGTCTTTCGTCTCCCCCACCAGCGCCTGCAGCTCCTTGAGGCCGGCGAGGAGGTCTGTCACTGCTTCGGACTGCTTGAGGACATTGAATGCGCCGGCAAGGGTCAACAGATTGAAGCCGTGGGCGTGCAAAACCCGCTCGAGTTCACCGCTGGAACCGCAAGCGTCCTCAAACTTCTTGCGATATTCATCCCGTTCGTTCCGGGTCAGTTCGTTCATTGGCTCTTTCCAAAAGCTCAACTCTGCCGCCAGCGGGGCGAGGGCAGCGAGGCGATCCCTGACCTTGGCCAGATTATCTTCCGCACCCTCCCAGCACATGTATCCATGAATAGCGCCAAGTCTATGCTTCTCGGCCTCTCCCTTCAGCCGCTCCACCTCTGCCCGCGCCGCATCCCGCTCCTGCTGGGCCTGCTGCAGGGCAGCCCCGTTCTTGAGCATGGCTACGAGGTCCATGTAGACCTGCCCGCCCAGCTTTGCCTCTTCCAATTCCTGCAGGGCGCTGAGCAGATCGCCGTTCGCCAATTCCTCAGACACATCGGCGACCTGTTCGTAAGCTTTGCGCACGAGTCGTTTGGCCCGGCTGCAAGCCGATTCCACTTCGAGCAGCCGAGCCTGAACCTGCTGCAAATCGGGAGGCGCTGCCGCTTCGAGGTAGAGACGCGCTGCGGCGATCATGTTGGGCAGGGCCTCCTCAGCATTTAAGCCCGCATCAAGCGCAAAGGGCAGGCAGACGATTTCTTTCTTCAGTCGCTCTGCATCAATAGCAGCCGGCGGGTCAAACACCGTCTGCTTTCCCTGAACATTGTGGGTGTGAGGCTTCCCATAAAACACGCTTCCGCACTGGGGACATTCTTTGTTCGGCATTACCAATCGCCTCCGTCGTTTTCAATCTTGACCGTCGCCACCACATACTCTTGATCCATACCGCCTGTGTCAGTGGTAACTCGCTGTCCGTTCTTTTTCTTGAGTACACTCAAGCCCGTACTGCCATTGGCGAACAGCCACAGGCTTTTGGGCCAGGTCTTGGCGAGCCTCTGCAGGGCGGCGATGGCCTTTGTCTCGGCGGGGGTTAGGTCAGTCATTTTCGTTCACAGCCTCGCGGATTTTTGCTTTGAGTTCATCGATGCACCCGAGTTCTTTGGCCTTTTGAAAAGCGGCCATGACCATCTGTGTCTCGGGCAGTTTCCTTGTTTTGTCGCTCACAAGATCCAGTGAAGACAGGATGTTGAAGCGCTTCATGGGCGAGAGGTGCCAGAATTTGAAAACGAGATTTTCCGATGTCTGGCGGAGGCTGCCGCTGGGGGTGGGGTGGTCAGGCATTCTGCTTCTCCTGTGTGTGGATGACATCCCAGAGGATGATCATCACGAGATGATAGGCCAACTGCTGCCGGCCGTAAGGGTGCTGCTTCAACTGCTGCCAGAGGGTGAGGACTAGGTCAGGATGGGGCGCAATCTCATCCAAATAGACCCGTTCCAGGTTTCGCATAGCTGAGTTCTCGTCGCGCATGAGGCGGGTTTCTTCGGCGTAGACTTCAAGCAGGCGATGGATCGGGCTTTCGTTAGCTTGCATCTTTCGATTCCTCCTGTGCGTCGTTCGTCTGCTCCCCCACCAGCCCGCGAAGCTCCGCGAGGCCGGCGAGCAGGGCGGGCAGTTTCGTGGCTGTCCATTCGCAAGAAATGGAAACTCCTATCCTTGGCTCAAGATAGGCAATCAACGGGGCGAGGCTGGCGAGGCGGGCCCGAACCGCCCTGCGCTGATGAAAGAGCGACTGGATAATGGCGCGGGCTTCAAACAGCAGTTGCAGCAGCTCCTCTTCGCCCGCTTCAGGGGGCTTGGCCGGCAGGGTCTGATACCCGTCGCCAGACACCCATCCCCGCTGCTTCTGATGGACCCGGAATCGGTTCAGGACGCGGCGGGTGTACATGTCCCGGTCGGCGTAATCGTCGGGAGTATCGTGGTTGTCGTAGATGCGCTCGACACACCAGAGCATTTCCCGCACCTCGCGGCAATCGGATTCCCAGTCGTCGCGCTCTTTGGTCAGCCGCTCGACCTCGGCCGTCAACTCAGCCACCCGCTGCCGCTCTGCTGCAAGCTCGGCGCGGAGGGTGTCGGCTTCGGAGGGTGAGGCAGACTGATTTTCATCCTCTGCGGCAGGATTAGACAAATCGCTGCAGTAAACAGGGATGGTCAGTGTCACCGGGCGGTTGTCACCCTTGATCAACACCATCCAGTACCCGCCATTATCAAACGGCTGCGAGCCAATAAAAACCCGGTCTTTCTTCCACAATACAGCCTCTTCGCCCGGCTTCATCCAGGCAAATTCTTTCGGACAGGGCGGACTTTTGGCTTCTGTGTCGCTCATAGTTTGTGCGGGAGACTGCCGGCTTAAGCCGGCAGAGGGATAGCGCATCTCCCGCTTCTCCTTTCGTAGTTCGTGATAAAATCGAAGTGCAGTCTTAAAGTAAGGCACCCACGCGGTTAAACGGTTTTGCCTGCTCGTCAGGTGGCTGCAACCCGACGCTTTGAGCGTCCACCTTGCTACCGGGGGCATGAGGCCAGCAATGGCCTGTGCAGGTGAACAGGCGTACTGTACTCCGTCGGTAGTGGGCCGCTTCCCGTAAGGGACTGCTTCGCCAGCAGCGTTCACCCGGCCTATCGTAAGGGAGACTTCGGTCTTCACTTACAAGCCGTTTCCTTCAGGGAATGGTTGGTGACCCACGCATACGCTTCCGGGCATTCCGCCCCGTTACTTGCTGTGTCGCTCATTGCTTGTCTCCTGCTTTCGGGTGGATAGAGCGCGGGCACTGACGCCGCTGATCAATCAAGCGGTCAAGGTCAGGCGCTCGGCGCACGGACTTGATGAGGCTCAGGCAGTGCCCCATCTTCCACGTGTCGTGGTAGTAGTTCTTGGCCATGGATTCCGCGACGACGAACCGGGCGGAATCCCGATTCTTGGCGGCAACGTGGGTGAAGGTCTCCCCGTGATCTTCGAAGCCCGTGAACTCGACGCGGAAGCATTTGAGGGCGGTATGCGCTTCCGGGCAGGCCGGCTGTTCTTGTTCGTCCATAACCTAAACATCCCCCAATAGTTCAACGATAAAAGCGGCTCGCCCCTTCTTTTGGGCCGCTGCCTGTTTCTTTTGTGCTGACCATCCGTTTTTGCAGAACTGGGCCTCTTTGGTCTCTTCGACAACAACAGCATGGGTATACTTGTTTTTCTCCCTGCGCTGCTCCAGCAAGCGGCCGTCTTTCCAAGTAATCTGGTAGTGATAGCCGTCCGGTATCTTTTTCACGTTTCCCACAACTGGCACACGGCTCAAAGCCTGCTCAGGAGTTAGGAACACCTGATGCTCAAAATAGGTCTGCCGGCCCCTGTTAGGGTGTCGTTCGAGAAAATAGGTGATCTTGGCTTCAGTGCCGTGGTTCAGGAACCATTCCCGCCCGGCAGGCTCGTAGAAATCGGCGCTCAACACCGTGCATTCCAGCGTTTTCTGATGCCCATCAATGACATAGACCGTTGCGCCGTCGGGGTATTTGCGGCAGAGGGCCAACAGTTCGTCCAGTTGTCCCAGCGCCTTCTCTTTGGCGGCGCGGTACTCTCGGCAAATGGCCTGAAAGGCTGAATCCAGCGCTTCCGGGCAGGCCAGCTCAGTGCCCGTCAAATTCAGGGAGTCGGTCATACTCGCGCTTCGTCCTTTCTACGATCTCAAGGGTGACTTTTGTTCCGGGCTCGGCGTCGCAAAACTCGCCGTCAATGACGGTGCTGATTTGATCGAAAGGTTGCAGGTAGGTTCCGCCGCCTTCGACCGTGACCTTGACGAACAGGCCGATCTGATCGCCTTTGGCTTTGACGCGGGCCAGGGCGTCCTCTGCGGCGGCCAGAAGGGGCTGAAAGGCTTCCGGGCAGGCTGGCGCAGGCCCTGCGGCGGGGGTGTTACTCTGCATGGGATTTCCTCCTCAGAATCACGAATCTTGAATGTCTATCTCGCCCAAATTTGGCAGCGTAGCGATCCGGGCAATGGAACACATCTGTCCAGGTAAAGCCCCATTTGCCGTATTCAGCCCACCCTTTATCAGGGTGGTTCATGGCCATCGGCTGGCCTGCATTGGTGGCGCCGTCCTCTATCTCGCGGATATACAGATCGTCCGCAAAACTAGCGGGCACCTTCCCTTTGAACTCACCGTTGCCGAAGGGGCAATTCTGACA